GTAATATACTTAGCACATGTAATCTCATCGTCGACTTTAATAAACTGTGACTCCCTTACCTTAATAGGCTTATCAGTAGTATAGAACTTAGAACCTACACATTCTACCCTATCCTTCCTAATGAGGTATAGTTGTACTTCATATAGAAAGGAAGGATACACTGTTAGTTTAACGTCCCCAGAATGGTAGACAGTCGGGGGCGTAGGTTTTGCCATTCCAAGAATATTTAGTAACCTGGGACTTCTCTGTCTTATATTTACTTAATAAGAAAGGGATGTCAGATTGAATACATTTATGGCTAAATGTGTTCTTTGGTATAGGTTTGTTGGTCTTTGGATTCATTTTACCAGTAGTAAAGTTACCACCCTTTACATACACGACCAGAGTTCCAGGAATAGGAATAGATTTGGCAGGAGCCGGCCATTGATAACTTGGAGCGGGGAATCGTCTATAGCGTTTCCACAACTTACGTTCTTTAGGAGTTTTACTCCACACACTTGGGTCACGTGGTGTTACAGACGGCTGTCTTAAATGCTCTGCCACCATGAAAGCATCATCGGTCAAATCCTTGATTCTTAGTCTTTTGAATCTCTCTTCCGGAGTCTCTTTGATAGTTTCCTTCTTCATTACTGATAAGTTTAATGAGTTAAATATTAGTTATTTACCACGTTTAGTATAAACTGTCCCACAGACATTACATTTGTAAAGCCTGTTGTCATAATCGAACAGCGTGTGAGTAGTATCTCTACCACACCTTGCACAATTCATTAACTTAACAGATTCATACACCTTCTTCGGCTTATGAGGTGCCGTACCTTTCTTACGTGAAGCCATAGCTTAAATTCCTTTAGTTAACTCTTCTAATCTAGTTACTTCTTGTTTGTAATCTTGAATATATTCTTTCAGAGACATGGCATCTGGGTGCTTACACTCTATTCTATAATCCGCTATTCTTTGAAGACATGCAGATATGGGAAGTCCATAACCAATTACTTTAAACTCCTGACGTTCTCCGTCCTTAGATTTAATAGTCTTTAGTATAGATAGGTCCCAGAAGTGTAAATTGTCACCTACAGATTCCATTCTAAAGTCAGCTTCTTCAATAATCATACTTGATTATCCGTAAAGTTAGTATTAGTTTAATCTGATTGTTCTTCTAATACCTTACCTATTAGCCATAAGTATAAGAATGGTGATATGACTGGACATGTCATCCACCAACCTACATCCTCCTCTACGACTTCCCAGAAGTATTCTTCATCCAAGTCGTAGTATGCAAGCATGTAGTTTAGTACAATGTTTAATAAGTAAGATACACCATATAGTGCAAGTACTATTAATATTACAATCACAATTTCTCTTTCTCTACTCTAAATTGACAACATAGTTTCTGCAACTCGAGTATGACGGGTTCTAAGGTACTAACACCCTTAACCAACACTGCTCGTTGGTCTACCGTCCTTCTGGCTAAATGGGATTGGACGCTGGAAACAGCATCTTCATATCTCTTCTTAATAAAGTCTCTGTTCTCGAAATACTTGGGAATCTTACCATGTAGATATATTAAAGCATCTAGTGCCTTAATAAGTTCCTTATGGCTCATAGAAGTAGATATTCTGTCATAAATAAATACATATCTATCAACTCCGTCTGGAATGATATTTATATATTTATCAGTTTCAGTTCCTTCTCTTCCTACATGGTCTGCTAACCTCACAGTAGCAGAGAATCCATTTAATGTATAGTACTCCGAATCTCCCTTATAATTAGTAGAAGTAAACCCCTTCCTCTTTAGCCACGCTTTTAGTTTGCTCAACCCTCTCATCTTGTTTAATCTTCTTTTCCACCTTTCGAAATATCAAGTCTCCGTCAAGTGGACATCTACACTCCATAATACAGTCACTGGCTTTAAAGTAACAGCCAAAGCACGCGCAACCACTGTCAACGATTTCCACCGGACTACCGTTTACAGTGATAAGGTCTCCTGCCTGTAAAATGGGTATTAGTTCATTGTCTTCATATTTAAACCTCTGCATATCTAAAGTTAAAAAAGAAGGGCCAAACCCAGACAATCACTAGAGTAGACCTTACCTCATCAGAAGTAAAGAATAATCTAATAACTAATCCGAATTTGACCCTAAACGGCAGTACGAATATCGTTCTGCGCGATTAGCACTACATTAAATATAACGTAGCCTAAAGTCCGTTACCATAAACTGATAACAATAATGCCAATGCCTGGCATTAGGTGTGTTGCTAAAAGCAACGAAGAAGAGCCTACAACCCCCCCCCCCCTAGTGATATTCTGGCTGGAATGTCTATTCCATAACCTATCACCATACATAAGAACTATTCAAAGTAGTCTGGGAACTTATCTTTTAATATTTCAGATATGTCCACGCCGGTCAGTTCAGCCATAGATAATTCTTCCAACATTGCGTCTTCAGAATCGTCTACACTGCTGTCAGCACTGTCAATAAGGTTGAGCAATAATTGAGCTTTCTCATCAGTCAGCCCGTCTTGTGCCCATTTGCTTACTACTTCTGCAAAGAACTCATCGAACTCGTAAGAAGTCCGCTCATCTTCATCAGCGATTACATTCTTCTTAGCAAACAGTTCTTTGATGTCTTCATCTGTAATAGTTCCGGCTTTATCATAAGCCGCGTTCAATGACTCTATAAGAGAGTCTTGTTCATCGAATGTCATTGTTGTTAACAATTAATGTTAAGAACATGTGAATAGTCTATTCACACCAACCCTCAAGGGCTTAAGATAATGTATGGTAATCAAATCACCATTACAGCAGTGGGGACTGCTTAAACAGGCATTTCACTCTCAATTATGCCTGTGGTTATGTTAGAATAAAGAAATTCACTTCTTCCAGGATATGAATAGATATTCTCCAACTAAGCCAGGATATCCTTCTTTATCAATAACCTTAACGAAGAATCGTTTATCTTCGTAGTATTTAAGGATTTCATCCTTGGCTTTAGCTACATCATCATTCAAATCCATAACAAGACTAAAGTAATTGTTCTCACTCTTAGCCTTAATAAGTTGGTCAGTAGTATCTAGAAACCTCTTAATTAGAGTTTCTTGTGTCACCACTTCATTGTAAGTGGCAACTGAATATGCCTCGTCCGCATTCATAGATTCACCTTCCAACAATTTACCAAAATTAAAGATATTCTTCATAATAACTAATAATTGGTTTGTGGTCCAGACGAGATTCAAACTCGTGACCTTCCCTTTAGGAGAGGGACGCTCTATTCTACTGAGCTACTAGACCCCTTTACGTTATACGTTAATACTCCCAGTATGTCTGCCTTTTATTTTAACAGAATTAGCATCAATGTCTCCTTGTACATTACCACCAACCTCAATACTGTTAGCTTCTATAGAACCTCCCACATTGCCTTTAACTTTAACACTATTACCATGTACAGCAAATGCGTCTCCGTCAATATCACATGTGTTGCAGTTAAGCTCTTTTACGTTACCAGTAAAACTGATATGTACACTATCCTTATTAGTTTCAGATATTAATTTACCATTTACGTAAATTTTACGCTTGATTTGTGAGATAGTGATATTGTCCTCTTCAATGTTATAGGACTCATTATCAATAAATAACTTATTCATGATTCTCTTTATCCAGTTCATCTTCCTTCGTAATACTTAATCAGTTTATCAAATGCTTCAATCCTAGCATTGTGACCTTTCTCATCATCTGGAATCCACCAAAATGCTTTACCGTACCTATCCTTAGGTGCCCCTAAGAACTCTCTGTTAAATTCTGGGAACATGGTAACTACATCATGTTCATCGTAGATGTTGATTCCTCGTTCGGTTCCAGCCATAGCATGTTCAATGCAGAAACACATTCCCCAGTATTCTGAATGGTCTTCAAACAGTTTCTTAGCTTTTAGTAAGATAGCGTGCTTATCGATTCTTTCTGTGTACCAATGGATGAGTTTGTCGAAGGCTATAAGCCTATGTTTCTTCTCATCTACTGGCCACCAGAAGACAAGTCTAGCCACTTCTTCTTGTTTGACATTACCTCCTAGAAACTCTGGATTAAACTCCGGAATTAGTGTTACTAATTCATTATAAGAGGGAGGTATTCCTTCTTTAAACACTCCGTTGAATGCTTGCTTCATATAGTGGCACATACCACCATTCTTATCACTGCCTGGTTTTGTATTTTTATCATACAAGTCTTTAGCAGTCTTTAATCTTTTAATAATTTCTAAGTTAGTCATCTCTTTCCTTATTAAGTTAGTAGTCCCAGGCAGAGTCGAACTGCCATTTCAGGTTCCGTAGACCAGCGTTCTATCCATTGAACTATGGGACCATACAGGAAGCAATTCCGATTTAACGGCCGCCCTTGCCAGTATCACGTACTGGGCTTTTCACGTGGACGGTCTGTCAGCATAACTCACAGTATTACTTACATGCTTCCTTTAATTTTAGCCTCTTCCAGCGCAAGAGCACTTATAGTCACTCTTCGCCATAGTACATCAAGTATAGCACCTGCTGACGCAAACCATATCTACGTGTAACCACGTTGGCTTCCGCTCTCCTGGAAAGCACAGCATTGATACTCCTCTTGAGTTTATCGGCATCAAATAGCAAACCAGTCACTCCTACTAATCCATTAGGCTCATCAGCGCAGATGTAGTCTACTGCTTCAAAGAGCTGGGCTTTAGTTTCAGAGCTGTTCACCTTCTGCCATTTCTTTATTTCTTTCTCAAAGTCCATAATCAATTAAGTGCTTCGAGTTCTTTAGCCAATTCTTCCAGAGACTTACCTTCGAGTTCTGCGTCTTGTTTCTTAGCCATAAGGTCAAGAATCTTCTGACGCTTAGCTTTCTTCTCACTTTCAAGTAGACGGTCTTCCTGTTCTTGCAACTTAACATCAATAATGTGTTTTGCAATATTGAATTTCAGTTCAAGTTCAGTAGTGTCTTTAGTCCGGGTTTTGATGAAGCTTTCAGTTTTAGATTCTTGCAATTTCTTGTTAAGGGCAATTGCAATATTGTCAAGTTGAATTAAGGGTAAATCCCACAAGTCTTCAACAGAAAGAACTCCACGTTGCGTGTTAAAACGCAATTTCATTCTAGATGCTTTCTCAAACATAATTATAGCATTAAATTGTTAATACGTTTATATTCTTCAAACACTTTGTCCTCTGATTCTTCTCCCCACATACTGTGAATGAGAACACCGTAAGCACAAGGCTGGTACACAATAGGGTCTACTGCCTTCTTAGTGATTGTAACCTCTGGATTGTTTAATTGACCAGGAGGGCAAGCTACAAATAGCTCATTTCTACCTATCTTAACAGCATCAAAGGAAACTATGTTAGGATAGCTAAAACCCTTTACATCAGCAGGAAGACCAGGATTCTTGTTAACTATACTGGACAGCCTAAGTGTACCTTCTATATCAGGACCAATAACTATGTGATTATGTGATTCTATGTATTTCTTTAAATTGTTTAGCATAGTTTCACTGTCACTGTACCCATAGTTAATACCTGTAACATAATAATATGCTCCATTAACATACTCCAATCCTAAATCAGAGAACATGGGTCCTTCACCACTAAGTTTGCGTTTAACCTCTATGATTTCTCTAATATTACGGTCAGGAATCACTCCAGTGTACTGTTTTAGTAGACCTTTGACAAGTTTATACTTCTTACAAACTTCATCAAACTGTTTAGAGCCAACCAGAAGAGTACTCTCTCCGAACACCTCTCTTGCACGCTTTACGAAATTAAATAAGTTCTTAGCGCGCATGGCATCCGTAGCTATCTGATTATATTCAGATATTTTAGCCTGTAATAGCCTAGCATTCTTTGAGCTACCTAGCCCAGCATCAACCAACGTGTTGTATTCTCTTATTAATGTATCTCTATTAGGAATATCAACTGATGTCTTGGAAACAGAACGTAGATATTCCTCCATACATAAAGCAAGAGCCATAGCTATGTTGGACTGAGTAGTCATCACCGGCATGTCAACCACTTCTGGAGTTATAACTTCAGAATCATTGCGTTTTAGAAATCTAAACATCAGAAATTGACTTTTAAAGTTCTACTAAATGTTCCGTCCACTTTAACAATAACGGAATTACGCATAGTAGATGAGAATCCTAATCCACTCAATTGATGTTCTTGGTAAGGAGTCTTCATCTTATCAGCTAGAACCTCAAATACCTTACGGTGAGGAGTTAGCTCACTGTTAAGATATTCGTTAAAGAATCCACGAACAGGCTCCGGATTCTTGCAATCATCCAACATAAAGAAGTAATGTTTATTGCCAATACCCTGCTCATCCCAATAATTGGGAGACATCATCATCACGTTCACCTTATGGAACTTGTTAGTATCAATATTCCATAGGCTTACTGACGAATGGCTAGTACTGGGTATTAGCTCTCTTATTTGGATGCCTTTAGATTTACTGTAAGTAATCTCGGCAACCATGACATTCTCTTTATGTTTAACGGGTTTGTCATAGACAAATTGTCGGACTTCTCCATTGTGTTCTATTTCCAATGTAAATCCTGTATCAACAGATTCTCTACAATGAAAGTTATTAACATACACAACATACTTACCTTCAAGCATCTTGCGTTCGTTAACCCATATAATGTTCTCAACGGGTTTGCGAGTTTTGCCATATCCAGCATTTTCATCCACGTCTAGCTTACCGCCACTTTTACCAGTTCTGTTAGAATAGTAGATTTCGTTGTATGAAGGTTCAACGACATGCAAATCCAAGTCATCATAGTTAGACCATGCCAACGAACATCTTAAGAATCCTTCAGTCTGACCACCAGCAGCTCTTACTTTCTCTTTAATAGAATCAGCTACTCCTCCATTATATGTCCAAGCAAAGTTGTTTGGCCATTTAAATAGGTTCTTAGCATCCTTGTTAACAGGAGCTGTAAGAGTTACTAAGTTATTGGACAGTCTACTTTCCATTAACACTTCTATGTTAGTGGCAGTAGGTATCACATTAGCAATGAAATCATCAATGCTAATTTCAGTTAACTTGTCAAACTTCTTAGGATTGACTTTAGTGTCTGCGGCTAGTTCTTCGAATATATTTCCAGCCATTACCTTCTTGGCATCACGATTAGCGAATATAACATTGTTGACTGTTATATCCTCTAAGGCAGCATGTCTACGAGGTAGAGAATCCATAAGACCTAGTTCCTGCACTTTCTTCTGTGCTTCCTCAATCATTCTTTTAGTAACAATTGACTTAGGTCTTTGATAGTTCTCTGGAGCCATGATACGTTCGTATGCAGTCACACAATCGTCCAGTTCAAGTCCTGATGATATATTTACCAACAATGTACCAATTGCCGTATTACGAATGCGTGCACATCCTACACGATTGAAGTTTGCCCAACACCAGTTGTCTTTCTCTTCATCAGGTAATGAATCATAGTGTCTTTTATGACCCAGGAATACACTTAAGTCATTTTTAAACTGTTCTCCTCTATATAAAGCATTCTGACCTATTAAGTCCAGAACTGTTTCTATAGAATCGATAGTTAATTCCTCCAGTGCACGTTTGAACACTTCCTTAGTTGTGCGTAAAGTCCCCATTACAGCAGATACGGATTCAGTTCCTGTATACACCAATTGATTTGGCATATGATAGTAAAGATGATTCCAGGTAATTACTTTAGGACCTTGCAAACTGTCAATATAGGCATTGTTTCTATCAATTCCTAGTTCATAATCACGAGTGATAAAAACATCTACAACTGGTTTTGATTTCACTAATGCATCGAGATTTCTAGCTACAGTAGCATAAGGTTCATCCAACTGTAGGTTCTCCCACATGGTTACTACTTTATTGTCTTTAATGGCGACAACTCTACCATAATGTCTGATATAATGTTTACAATTGTTGCAATTATGAGACTGTCTCTCTTCCTCCGGAAAGGAATTAAGGTAACAATCCCATAATGCACCCTTGTCTACATTAGTCAGAAAGAGCATGTCTGCACCAGCAGCTAGTTGATTAAACTGCGCATGGACTGCTCTTTTAAACTTGACAAATTCCATAATCTTATAAAGGTTTAATATTGTCGAATATATTGTCTTCGGCTTCTACTCCCCATTTAGAGTGAATCATTACCCCTATTGGAGTTACTTGAAATACAAATGGGTCATTATTAATGGGAATAATCTTCCTTTCCGGAACTGTAAACCGCATCGTTTCATTCATTTCTTCAATAGGAGCGGCAATGAATAAGTCAGCACTGCTACATTCTTTTGAATCAGCAATGTTCACATCATGTGCCTTGGCTTTATTAAGGATATGAAAGAATGGATATGCATTCATTCTAGCCTTATTTCTACTCAAATACATAAGCCCAACCTGGGAAGGTTCCTGTCTAATGAAGTACCTTCCAACCGGATAGGACATGCTATCAATAGGCATAGGGTGAGTAGCAACTTGCATACCAGTAACATACCGTAAAGGTGAACCGTTTCCGCTGTAGTTAACATACTCATTTGCCTCAAGTGCTTGAGCAGTAGCCATTACCTTGGAGATTTCATCAATGTTCTCATCAGGCACAGAACCTTTATAAGCTGATAGTCTTCCAACAACTAATCCATACTTAACATTCAGATTAATGAAATCCTCCTCCTTAAGTATCAATGAGCCAGGGAAATGTCTTTGCAAAAAGCTATAACATTTTAAGACTTTAAGGTCCTCTTCCGAAGTGATAGCATCACCTACTTCTTTAGAATTAGTAAATCCTAAAGCTTTCAGTTTGACAGCCTTATCAACTAGTTGATGATTCGGATTCAGACCCTTAATAGTCTTCATGTACTCTACAGCCATTAGAGTATAAGCTAATTGCACTTCTTGGGCTGTGAATCTCTTTGTGCCTACAGACGTATCTGTAGAAGGACTAAAATTGTTCATAATTACTTTTGTTTAACTGAACCTGGTCTGGTAGTAGCTCTCTTAAATGAATCAGATTGCTTATCCCACCAAGCCTGTCGGTCTTTAAGACGTTGTACTTTCTTCTTGTATTTCATAGGTTTATCCTATTTCGTTACTAGCATTATAAGCAAGCTTGTCGGCTTCCTTATTATGTTCATCACTTGCGTGACCTTTACACCACTCAACAGACACTACTTTATGCCTGTTCACAGCCTTATCAAGACGTTCCCACAAATCAGTGTTGGCTTTCCTCTTCCACCCTTTAGTAAGAGTTCCTACAATATACATAGAATCTGTCACTATTGTAATTTCAGAAGGTTCCTTTATGGATTCCAGGGCAACTATGGCAGCCATTTGCTCCATTCGCTGATTGGTGCTGTTCTTATACATCTTACTGTATTGGAATATCTTCTTGTCATCCTCTAAAATGACAAAGCCTATTCCCCCTTGATTTCTCGCAGGGGAATAGGCACCATCACAGTATATTCTGTACTTATGCGTCGGCATTAGGATTCTCAACAAAATCCTCATCATCCTCATCTTCTTCAGTTTCGGATATGACATCTTCATCAATAAGGTGCTTAACCCACATACCTAAGATAAAGATGACATAGAATTTGTCTTCCTCCTGTTTGTAGTTAACCTTGTCAGAGACTTCATTAACTACATCTAACATTGTGAACTCCTCTTTAGCCATAGCATCATCAGCTATAGCAGACATTTCTTCTACATAAGGTCTAGCCTTCTGCATCGCTTCGTCAAAACTCTTTACTAAGGCTATGCCTTCATCACCTCTAATTTGCATAGCAACAGATAGAGGTTGTTGCAATTCATTTCTAAAGAAGCCCAAATAGAAAGCTTTCTCTACATTTCCGTTCACGAAGTCATTGAAAGATTTAGCTTTCATTACTTCTTCTACTTTGAAATCAATTTCTGATACGTCTCTGATTTTGTCCATAATGTTATGATAGCAACCCACCAATCTTCTCGGCCATGGCTGTTGCTTTGTTAGAAACTGCTTCAAGGTTTGCAGCTTCAGTTTGTAATTCGATAATCTCTTGTTCTCTAACCTCTTTCTCTGCTTGAGCTTTAGATGCTACCTCTTTAAGATTGGTAACAGCTTTCTCAAATACATCAATAATCTTAGCTGACTCTTCGGCTAGTGAGGTACTTGTTACTTTAGCCGGTTCGGCTGATTGTTTCTTTCCAAACATCTTATAGGATTAGAATTACAGGGTTCAGGGTGAGCGGCTGTCGGGAATCGAACCCAATCTATCACTTGTGCGCATACTAAAATTAGTGATGTGCCCTCCTTTACACTACAACCGCATGGAGCAGTGGTTAGAATACTAATAGTCAAACACTAATAGTCATTCCTAAAGAGGTGTTCTGCAACCACCCCACAGTCAGCGCTAAACTGCACGTCTTATTACATACGCTCAACTCTGCTTTAGTTGTCATCGCTGGACTTTATTTAACCCAGATTCCAGCCTGGTCTATACTCGTTTCCTTTTAAGCTTACCACACTTAAGGCATACTAACAGATATCTGATACAGTCAGTATAGCTAGTCTTAGCTATTATACTCCATTCATGCCTACATGCTCGCTTCTCTAGCCATTTTTTGAATAGTTCTTTCGTAATCAATTCGTTTTACTAATGGATATAACTGTCCGTAGCCGTGATTAACTGTTATATACCTAGAAGTCATAGAGAGACGGTAGTGAGCATTGTTAATTTCGTTAGTAAGATACTCCATAGGTACAGGAGTTACTCCGTCACTAAATGTAACAGTTATGCCCGCTTCTATATCTTCTACACTCTTAGTAAGAGCATCTAAGCTACTTTGAATTTCTGCATATCTAGAATTAGGAATCTGTTCCGTCTCTAAATGCATAAAGTGCTTAGATGTTTCACCTATATAACCTCCTTTGCTACATGGAATCGGAAGATAAACCCAGTTGTTATTAAACTTAACAGCTTGTTCATAAGCATGAGTTCCAGGTCTAAAGAGTTGCTGGTACGTATCGACTTTAACTACTTCTCTAGTCCCAGGAACTCTACCTTGCTTGTCGTCTAACCACCACCTTATATAGTCACGAGCATCACGTACATGATATACTGGCAACTCAACTGGAGTACCATTAACCATACACCAATAATGACCTAGCAACCTCGGTCTATAAAAGTTAGAGTCTGTTCCATTGGAGTCAGAATTAGAATTGGCAAATCCATAACAGTAATCATAATAGTCTGCTGCTTTATGAGGTTTAGCAATCTTACCAAACTTAGGCAAAGCATGATTCCTGTTCTCCTTCCATTGCTTAGTACTAATGTTGTATCGACGACCTTTAGGAGTCTGCTCGACAGATTGTACTAATCCATTATCATCAACTCTAAAGAACGCCTGTCTCCACCTATAATCAGTGAAGTAGTCGTCTAGGTATTCAGTTTTGTCAGTATTCTTAATTGGCTTAATCCACTCATTCCAGGCTTTGGCTAGCTCTTTATAAGGCTTACCTACATACTTGGCTATGAATTTCACAATCCTAGATTCTTTAACGTATCCATAGCCGTGGTCCCAAGCTATATGACAACTTTTGTCTAATACCTTTCTACCATATCCTCTCTGCGCTGCTACTTCTTTAGACACTCTCAAATTGAAATCAGCATCAAAATCAGCTAGCGTCACTTTAGTAAGGTGTCTAGGATAGTAGCTTGGATTACGAGTATGTTTACTTTTACGTTTATACTCTTTCCTATGACCAAGTTTAAGTCTTCGTTCACTCATGTTATAGTATTTTAGTTACTTTACCAAATACGGATTTGGTCCACCCATTAGTCTTACCATGATTGTTGCCTATAAGGACTCCTCTATCTCCCTTAGCTTTGACTAAGTGAGTATAGTATCTACCTTTAACTTTGCAGAATACTATATCACCTACCTCTACATCGCTAAGATTTATAGGACTCAAGACATGCTCTTGGCCAGATTTGATTAGAGGAGTCATAGAGTTTCCCTTCTCTGAGGTTCTGAAGGATTTTCCTTCGGTCAGTAGTTTCTCCTTGTAATGCATCGGCTTTAGACATTAGATATACAAAGTTTAATCTCTCTTCCATGGTAGAGCCATTACTTATCCTTTCAAACAAGGTTAACTCTTGCCCATTCTTGTAGTTATAGTAAGATATCAACTCATTATATCTGACAGTCTTACTATTCAGTGAAGCTATAGTCATTGGATATCTTCTTAGCACTACTCCCCTATATAAATCAACAAGTTCACCCAATGAGTTGGCAATCTTTAATAACCTAACTACATTGGGTGAACCGTGTTTCTTGTACCTAATAGCATAACTCTCCAGAGCAGCATCCCAATCATGGAATACATGTTGAGCTTGAGTTAAATCAATCTCAACTATTTTGCGCAGGAACTCTTCTATAGTCATATTAATTAGATATTGTAGGTGATGTTAACTTGTCAATTAGATTCTTCATTGCTTCTTCACCAGCAGCAAAACCTTCAGAATACCCGATTTTATATGCCTTCTCTACTGTATCAGTAACAGCAGTCATAATTTCATTTCCTGCAAACTGTTCTTTTAGCTGTTCTAATAGTTCTTTCATAAATCCTCCTTTCTTTAATTATTAGTAGCTTGAGTGGGATTCGAACCCACACGTCCATTTCTGAACACCAGAGCTTAAATCTGGGGCGTCTACCAATTTCGCCATCAAGCCATACCCTTATACTGATATCATGACCTTAATTACAACTACAATTATCATTCCTATAGTACTTATAGCAGCTATACTTAAGAATATCTTAACCCATTTAAAGTCACAATCCCATATAGTTAGTAACATAGCTATTAATGCAGCCACAAATGCAATGACTACAGTAATCATTAATGCTGTTTCCATATCAATCTCTTACTAAGTCTATCCAATTAATTAGGATATGATACAACCACCTCATAATACGTAATCGCAATAAGTGTCAACGAAATCTTTAGCTTCTTTTAAACCGCATTTAGCAGATTCTTTTACATGCTTAACTGCTTGTAGTTTGGAACCAGTCTGCACAAACTGTTTCATCTTAAAGAAGTCTTCACATGACAAATCAATTGTATTATTCCAACGCTTCCTGTATGCAAGCATTGCATCACTATACTCTTGAGGATGTTCTGTCCAGGTAATTTGTTGGTCTAATATAACTGTACAAGTTCCATCAAGAGTGTCATATTCTCTACTCTCTACAGTAAATTTGCCTTCTTCTAGAACTACTGTATCAGTAGGAAACGGAATCATCTCTGGTGAGATTGATACCTCTTGTACTACTTTATCATCTTTTACAAATTTTACAAACATAATCTTTAAGTATTAATTAATAATGTGGCGAGAAGGTGACTCGAACACCCAACCTTGCGATTATGAGTCGCACGCTCTAGCCAGTTGAGCTATCTCGCCATTAATAAGAACATAAAGCTCATCGTGTCTACATCGTTACCAATGCAACCTTAATACCTCCCGTTTGCTTCACTGCCGGCTAGTCTGACTTTGTCTCCTTATGTTCTTATATATGAATAATCCGCCTGGCAGGGCTGCGAGCTGCCTTACCAATTATTGACGTCAGCTAATCTATGGAATAGCACGTCTGCTAAACTGAAATAGCCCTATAGTCATTTCTACACCTGCTCACATTTAAGTGGTGGATTACATGTTTATCGGTATTTATCAAACATGCTGTCTGATGCTTCTTCTCCCCACATAGACACGATAACAATACCTATTTTAGTAGCCCTAAATACTATTGGGTCTTCCAACCAGTCCCATAATCACTTCTATTGAGATTAAAGTTAAGCCTATTAGGCTTGTTATTAATAAAAGCTCTATCATAGGTTGGTTTGTCTACACGTAGTTTGAACTGATTGTCCCTACCGTCAGCTATTAGTGTAAGCTCATATACAGTATGCGTCTGCTGATTAACTGTTTCGGTATAACAATCCTTAGCAACTACTGTAGTCCACACGGGTCTATCAGTACAGGTTTCTTTAACTAAGTTAGATTTACATCCTCCTAGTCCTACTAAGCACACCACCATCCATATTACTATCAAAGTTGCGTGTCTGAAAGTGTTAGCTGGTGGTCTCATATCAACAATTGTCGGCATCTTCTGTCAATAATTTAGTTGCCTTATCCATTCCTAACTCGTAAGCTTCAGCAATTAATACTGCCGCACTTGCTATAGAAAGCTTACCACCGTTGTCCTCTGCTACGTTAGCTGCATTTTCAAGCAGCTCACTTAAAGTTTCTACCATAATTAAATACATTTAATAGTTAATAATCTAGTAGGGTAGGTGAGACTCGAACTCACACGCCCGAAGGCACTTGGGCCTAAACCAAGCCTGTCTGCCAATTCCAGCACTACCCCATTGTTACTTCATCAAATTGATAAATTCATCTTCATGTCCTCTATAGTATCGCTGAAGATATGCAATATACACGGCTTCGTCCTTAACTATTTGAGGGAATTTGGATTCAAATTGTTCTACTTTCTCTTCTCCTACTATACTTACATGAAAGTCTCTAGGTGTGTTATCCACCTTAGTTGCAGACATTAATAAGACTAATAGGAATATCAATAAATGTCTCATTTAGTTGTTAATAAAAGGAGAGCGAGATTGCTCTCGCCCTCCAAGGTTTATTTGTTGTCCTTCTTCTCCGTAGAGTAGTCCTTACGGTCGAGTTCCCACTGATACTCACACATCTGAGTGATTGCTTCAAGCTTCTCTGTACCCAGAACGAGTTTGAGAGCATTTACCAATCTTTCAGCCGGAGTTTCCACAACAGCTTTCTTGGATGCGAGTCCAAGTTGACGTTGATAAGATTCAACGCTAGCTTTGATATGGAACGATGTTACATGGGTTTCTTCTGTAAAGATGAGTTTGGATTTGGTTGATTCAACGATTTCAGCCATAAATGCCGGAGCAATTTCAGCTTCTTGAATGTAGTTACATACTTCACTCAAATCATCGTCGATTGTATATCCTTCTTCAGCGGTGAAGGTAGAACGGATGAATTTCTCCGCAGTTTCAGCGTCCAGGCAGTCCATAGTAATCACAGAGCCGATTCTCTTACCTCTCAAGAAGGTAGGTTCAATCAATTCAATGTGATTAGTAGTGAACAAGGTGATTACGTTCATATCTTTGGTATCACCACCGTCCAGAGTATTCAGGATGTCTTGCATTGCAGCATCTCTGTTACCTCTAGTTACTTGGTCAATATCTTCAACAAATACGACAACACCATGACCCGAACGGTCAACAACTTTACACATGCGCAGAGTTTCTGCAAGAAGAGAAGGATTCTTCAAATACACGAATGACCAGCCGTTTGTTACAGCATCTTTAGCCAGCTTAAATGCCAGCAAGGTCTTACCTGTACCATATTTACCTTCCAGCAAACAACCATATTTCAATGGAATACCTTTAGCCAGACATTTCTCTGGATACAAGATTCTTGAGCGTAGCGGTTGCAATTCAAATTCAGTCTTCTTAGAAAGAACCATGAATTGTTTCTCGATGCCGGCAAGTGTCATGATAGTAGGTTCAGACAGATTGCTGATTTCCAGTGCTTGATTCTTGTAGATAGATTCTGATGCTAACAGCTCTTTAGTTCTGTCAACAATATCATCAATCAATGACTGGTATTTGAACTGGCATTGTCCTTTAATAAGGAGTAAATGACGGTCATTGTCATAGTTGATGTTGATTTCAGAATCCTCTCCCAATTCTTCAAGGCTGATTTTACCAAACGGAACCTTGGTACGAGAACCGTCTGCCAGAACAACGTCTACGGTATCAATATTGCTGTTTCCAGAAGGACTGTTATCCTCCTTACTAACGGCAGAACCGAAGATTTCATTGATTGCTCTGTTCAACTGATATACACCGTCCGGTTTCCAACAAAGCAGCGAGTATTTGAAACTTGCCATTTTCTTGGACTGTTTGATTTCACCTTCGATGAATCCCAGAGCATCAGCATACTTCACGTTGCTTTGGAGCACTTCAATCATTCTCTGTTTCTGAGTTTCCTCGTACTTGTTAACTCTCTGCTTAATAGCAGCTGTAGTTCCTTGCGGAATAATGTTCTTTGCCATTACTTAATTAGGTTTATTAATCTTATTTACTTCTTTAATGATTGCCTCACAATTCTCTCTTGTTGTAGTTAAACAACCAAGTTGAATAATAGAACCGTCTTGAGTGATAGTCAGGTTCTTCTCTTCGATTGTTTCCCTACATAGACCTCCTCTGATAATTCTTTTAATGAGTGGAAAGGGTAATATAGTATTCTTACAGAATATCATATTCTTGCCTTCCACATAAATGACATCGTAGCCGTCAATGCTACCTACTACCTTACTCATTCGATTCAACTATTAACTGTGTAGGGACGGTGGGGATTGAACCCACATGTGACCAATTACCCTTTCAACAGCGTATAAGGCAGAGGGGATACGTCCCTGAATGTTTATATCCGCTCACAATTAACAGTTCTCAAAGAGTAGTGTTGTTAGTGACTTCATGATAAATCCTATTTTAAACTGAAATAATTAGTAGTTGGGCTACCAGGATTCGAACCTGGGCTACAAGAGCCAAAACCTTGTGTGACTACCACTACACCATAGCCCAGTAAAAGGAGTCCGAAGACTCCTAAACTAACTTATCGAATATCATGGGTTGTATCGACATCCATAAATTCGCTAGCATTTCTTGCTCTGCGTCAGATGCTTCATCCCAATGTGATACGTACAATTTCTCCGTTCGTTCATTCCTATAAGGAACTTTAAATGAACGGTTAATGCGTACACTGTGTGCGAATAGGTCTTTGTCGAAATCAATAGCCCTAAGCGTCTTCTGGAAATCGTTGAACTTATTATTAGGGTCATCGACATCCCTAACAGACATTCCAGAAGGAAATGGGCCGTTACCATGCCTTGTTATATAAGGACGAGTTACATAACAAGTTTGGATTTCTTTACGTATACCTGCTTTCCGCAACAGCTCGTAAGCGTTTTGTGAAGTTGTATTAGACGGAGTGCAATAAGGCATTATGCCGAATCTTTGGTCAAGCAATATTCCCTGTGAACCTTCAAACACTAGGTTATCATAATTCAACAAGCAATCTTCATTAACCGTACCTGTATGTAAGAAATAAGCATGTGCTAACCTACACCAGTTGTCTAGGTCTATCGAAGGATATTTACTAGACATGTTGTAATAGTTATCCACTATGGCATTTAGTTTCTCACGCAGTATGTAAGGATTCATACAATCTACAACTGTTAAGCTGTATCCTGCCTTAACTCGGTCCAAACAAGCTTTAAACCCTGTACCTACAGTACCATGTCGTAAGTTCTCTTCATTATTAACTTGGGAATAGACATCGAAGGGAATTACAACTTGGCAGTGAGGGTGATACTGAACAATGGGATGAACTCCCATTTTAGCTAAGTCTGCACCTTCTAACATAGAGGTAATTGGGTCTACAGTACAGTATTCGGACCAATACGTCGGCACTCCAAGTAAGGTTCCGCTGCCAAAGTTACTAAAGGTGTGCATCATGTCTCCATGCTTTACAGTATGTCCTACTTGATGTCCACCACTAAACCTGACTACTAATACAGACTCTCGCTTACCTATGTACTTGTTACATAAGTTGTGAACTGTCTGTCCCTTACCGCAATCGCCGAAGAAACTACCTAAAACTATATTTATCATAAAATTATACTATTGTGCTACTTAATGTATGAGTTATCTCTGCTTCACATTGTCTACAATTCACCCTTATCAAGGTAACTGCATCCTTATGTCTATCACAGAAATTATTAAGTAGCTGGTCCCTGTATTGCTGCATTTGGAAATCAGCCATGCTATCATAGAATCTATAGGTTGGGCTGAAGTGCTGTTCCCCATCGTACTCTATGAAATACTGACGTCCTTTATGCTTTACAAAGAAATCAATAACTAATCTATGTGAGGGTCTGTCTATCTCCTGGTTAATCAATACGAATTGTCGTTCATAACGAATATTACTTCGTTGTAACCACGCTTCAATTATATTCTCTCCACGAGACTGTTTGCATCTAGGACATCCACGTCCTTTCAGATGGTTATCTGGAGTTACGTAAAATTCCCCGTGCTTTTTGCACATGATACAAACCTTAGTTCTAGAATTAACATACTCTACTTTAGAGTAGTTATATCTGTCGCCATGTTTGCTAACAGCCTTCCTTACAAATTCTTCGGTAGTAGAAGAGAAGTGGTTTCTTAGTTTAGTACCCTTGCATTTAGGGCATCCATGCTTCCTATTAATATGTTTGGCGGGAGTTTGTTCAAACTCTCCATGCTCCGGACATATAATGGTTACTTTAGAGTTCATATCTACATAGACGACTTTACTATAGTCGTATTTGTCTCCATGAACATCTCTAAACCTAGATATTACTTCCTCCTCGGTCAATTTCTTACCCATGTACTGTTCCTAATACAATACTAATCATTTCAGTTTAATAAAATTTGTCATTACTATCAGACGGCACATCTTGCCATTCCTGACTAACAGAAGCACTAGGAGCTAAGCCTTCAACAGGCTCCTCATAGTTCTCTTTAATTGCGGTGACAATCACCTTGTCTACTTCTCCAGATGCACATGTCAATACATTCTGTCCAAGTAAAGTCTTCCAAGATTCAGCAACCCTTGAGCCATGACTGGCATTAGTAATGTGAATGTGGAATACATGGTACTGTTCCTTTGCTTTGTCAAGAGCTTCTTGACAAGTAATGGTTTTAGCACCTTTTTGATACCCTAGAACACGTTTTAAGTAACATCCCTCTACCTTATCGAGATTTGGTTCATCTCCAATAGTAAATAAGAATCCCTTAGTGTGTCTTTCAAACCAGGAATCAGTTTCAGTATGATAACCCGCTACGATGTGAGATAGTAGATAGCTTTCACCTCTATTACCTCCTCCTCCACCTTCAATCACGAATGACTGTAAAGTGTCAAGGATTTTAGCTGTATCAGACTCAAACTGACCAATTTGAATTGGATATCGGTCATAAACGTGGTCCCCAACTGCCATAAACATGATTTGTGGGTCACGCACACCTAGTTGAATGAGAGAGTCCATAATCTTAGGGAATTGGTCTCTAATCATTTCATAAGGTGTGTCCACCATTGAACCAGTAACGTCTAGCGCAATGATTATCGGAGTAGAGAAAGGATGTTCTTTAGAATCACGAGATTCACGAACACCCACGTTAACCATTTCTTGCCTTATCTGCGTGTTATACTGCCTAACATTGTTGTTAAGCGATGCAGCAGTATTACATGCATTAATGGCATGGCTCTTAAAGAGTTCATCCCTAGTGGAGGTATATAAACCCCTACTGCCGGCCTCTACATCATAAGCAATTCTAGAATAACTACCTGCTCCCATAAATTATTCATTTACAGTTGCAGCAGCGTCATCTTTCACGTCATCCAAATTAATGGATTCTGATGCATCAGCGGGAAATTCTTCTGCATCGACTTGCATAGCTAGAGCAAGTTCAATCTTTGCAACACGCAGTTTACGTGCCAATTCATGTCTTGTTCTTACCCATTCAGCCGGATTCAGTCCTTCTCCCGGATTCAAAGAGTCTCTTGATTTAACAGCCAGGTCATTGTGTTTGTTGATTTCTCCCTGAATGCGAAGTACTTTCAACTTACAATCCTGAACGAATCTGTCTTCCTCGATTTTAGCCAATTCATACAGATTCTGCGCTCTTGCATCAAGTACACTTTGTCCACTCTTACTTAATTTCTCTTTAAAACTGCTCATTTACACTTACATTTAACATGTTAAATTCAATAAGCATCTCTGTGTGGTAATTTATAATCTAACTGTAATCATCTAGGATTACAATCGAGCCACCTTAGGGACTCGAACCCTAAACAGCCGCATTACAAGTGCGGTACTCTACCAATTGAGTTAAGGTGGCATAAACAGGAGACGATGTTACCAAGTGTGCTGACATCTCCTTTGTAAATCAAAGAAAGCGGTGCATACGAGATTCGAACTCGTGATATCCACCGTGACAGGGTGGCGTCCTAGACCACTGAACGAATGCACCATGAAGCTTGCTTAACCTACCCTCTAAACCTATGCTTGGACTTGCAGTTAGTTATTCAGATATTGTCCCTTCCCGCTAGCTGAGTCATTCTCTTACTGTAATCATGTGTCCAACTCACAATTACTATTCAGATGTGCCAAATGGGACATGGCAATTTATAGAAAGTGGGTGTTAGCCGTTTCTATCCCACCATTGCGTACTACAGTGCTAACTACCGTCTAAGCTCCTATCCCTTACGTCGCCTTAGAGTGTACATGATTATTATTGCCTAACCAGTTACCTGATTGGAAGGATTATGTACGAGGTACTGCCAACGGGATTCGAACCCGTATTTTCAGTGTGAGAGACTGATTACCTAACCCTTAGTAGATAGCAGTATGTTAAATAGTCGTGAGTAGTTAATTGCAACTATGACAAAATTAAGATTAAAGTCAAAGACCAGCCTATTGCTATCTAGGGCAAAGTCAAAGGAATTTTGTAACTTCGCAATAGACTGACAGGGTTTGAATTAATAATACTTAATTATGCTGGAAATCGTCCCTGTATGGAATACAGAACACGATTAATTTGTCGACAATGCATCGACTAGAGTCTTTGATGCAATTCATACTACTCACGCAAAGCTATGTTAGAATCCAATGAAATTCAAGACTATAGCACCTATTTATCTGGATTGGAAATCTTAGTTAGTAACTCGTAAGTTGCTTGTAACTCATTAGGAATTACTATCTTAAGTTCCAATAGTTTCTTACGTTCTTCGACTTTCCAAGTTTCACATTGTTGAGACAGGGTTTTGGCATCCAAATTGAATCTATCAACAGCTTGTTTATAAGCCTGATTGACTTCATATTCAGAATCCTTTACCATTTTATCAATCTTGAACTTAATCTTATTAAGTCTAGCTGATATGTCTCTGTGTTTCTGCTGTAATGCAAAGAATGTTTCTTCTACCTTATCGCTACTAACAGACGGGTCATACGAGTACACTATTGTGTCAGTGCCAGAACCTTCAACCTTAGTAGGATTAGTATAGGCATCCATTAAAGCTCTACGGGCGTTTGCAAACGGACGCATTGGATGAATATACTTACCAATAGCAGATGCTTCTGCTTCTAGTCTGTAATATTCCATACGTTCTGCAATGCTCAATGAAGCAATTGCTTCCTCTTCGGTAAGGATATGACCCTTAATCGGGGTGTCCAACTTGAATCCAGCTACGTCTGTAGCATATAAATCCCATGTGTACCTGTTAATAATTTCAAGTTCTTCTTCTCTAGCCTTAATAGCTTCACGAATCCATGCACAGAAGGCATTCATATTAGCAACTTCTTGAAGTAATGTGGGCACATTATCAAGATATGCCTCATTTCTACCTGTCTTCACAGTCCTAGAGTTACCTCCACTTAGCAAGCTAATATTGACATTCACAAACCCTACAGAATCTAAAGCTTGTCTATTAGATTCTACTGTTTCCTTAGCTATATTAGCCAGGTGATTGGCAGAAGTTTGGGTTAGTCCCTTCTCGCCAAAGAATACTTTGTTACATTCTTTCATAAGCTGTAATTATTAATTCATTACTAATGCACTGGATAGGGGATTCGAACCCCTGTTTACGCATCGAAAGTGCGTCGACCTAAACCACTAGTCGAATCCAGTATACCTTATTAAGCTTTCCAGAATACAAACTTATTGCCTTCTGGACATCTTACATACTTCACATCAAAACCATTCTCTCGATATAGAGGTTCTACATCTAACCAATGGTTCTTAATTACTTCTTCTTCAGTTAAACCTTCAGATGCTACATAGGCTATTACATCTGATTGCTTAAATTCAGAAGCTTTACCACTCCAGTTCTTAACTATTAAAGTATTAAAAGCTAAGATAACTGCATCAGGAATAGATTTTAAATCTATACTCCTCAATTCTCTTGAATTTAATACCTTCACCATAATTCTAATAATTAGGTTAATAATGATTTTCACAAACTCTTATTAGCCAGCGCGGAGAGTGCTGGATTCGAACCAGCGGAACCCTTTTGAGGTTCGGAGTCTTAGCAGGACTCTGGTATAGACCACTCACCCAACTCTCCAATCCACAGAAGACTTATTTATGCTATATCAATCGCTTATGATTACCTTAGTGCTGTAAGTCTTCTTAGAAATTCACTGTAAAAGGATTACTTTACAGGAGGAAAATTATCACCATTAGCCGGTGATTCTTCTGGCTTCTTGCCAGTGATTATTTGCTTAAGCGAATCTGCAATAGGCAAATTACGGGCAATCTCCAAGCTAGGAGCAAGATTCTTAGCCATATTAGCCATGAACTGCCCAGCAGTATTGGAGTCACCATACACAGTAACATTACCAAGCTGGATATGTTCAAACACCTTAGCGTTGGCTTCAGCAACTTCTTTCCACCTGTCGGTCATTGCATATTGAACGATTGCTTCAGGATGCATACCTGATTTAATCATATGTTCAACTGCAAGAGCCGGAGCCATTTCCATTGCCTGTTTCTGTTCAGCTTCTGCCATTAAAGATGCTTTCTTACCTTCAGCTTCTGCAAGAAGTTTCTTTTTAGTACCTTCAGCTTCTGCTTCCAGTTGCATCTTAGTAGCATTTGCTTTGGCTTCTGCTGCTTTCAAGATTTTAGCTGCTTCCGCTTCTGCTTCAAGAATGGCTACACTCTTAACAGCTTCTGCTTCAATTTTAGCTTTCTCTTTGGCCTTCTCGGCAGGTATAATCACTTCGGCTTTAAGCTTAGCTTCTTCAGCTTTAGCTTTAGCTTCATTAACTTCTACCTGACGTTCCTGCTCTGTTTTAGCAACTGCCATTTGAGCTTCAACTTTGGAAGTACCAGCTACTCTTTCAGCTTCAGCTTTAGCTTTCTCTGCTTCTCCCTTAGCTTTGGAAACTTCAATAGTAGCTTTCTGTTCAGCTACTCCTGCTGCTTTCTCTGCTTCAGCTGCCTTCTGACGGGCTTCTGATTCATACTGTGCAGTTTTAGCTTCCTTCTCCTGCTGTGCTTTAACAGTTTCAGCTTCTTGGTTTTGTGCTGCTACTGCCATACGAACTTCCTTCTCTGCTTCTGCTTCCGCCTTAGCAGCTTCAGCTTTGGCAGTAAATTCTGCTTCTTTAGCAGTTGCATAAGCTTGCTGCTCTGCAATCTTGGCAGCTCTTAATGCTTCTTGCTCGGCAACTTTGGAAGCTTCTTCAGTTTGGGCTGTAGCCACACCAATTTCACGTTCCTTTCTTTGCTCTGCAACAGCAATTTGTTGCTCCTTGTGCTGCTCGGCCAATTGAGTTTCCTTCTCTTTAGTGGTCTTAGCAATAGCAACTTCTTTCTCCCTGTTAGTTTCAGCCACTATGGTTTCTTGTTCCTTAGTAGCTGCTGCAATTGCAATCTCCTTCTCTCTCGTAGTTTGAGCTATCTGGATTGCTCCTTTCTTCTCTTCTTCTGCTATATCAGCTTGTGATTGCGCTCTTGCTTTAGTCTCTTCTTTCTTACCAAGATTATCAATATATTGAGCAGCATCTTGAATGTCACTGATATTGATATTCATCAGGTAAAGACCAAGTTTGTTCAATTCCGTATTGATATTGTCTCTAGCTTGAGCTAGGAACTTGTCTCTGTCAGAGTTAAGCTCTTCAATAGTCATCGAAGCAATAACAAGCCTCATCTGACCATAAACAATATCTGAAATCAAACTTTCTTTAACGTCATCATCAGCACCTAGTAAGCGATTAGCAGCATTCTGCATAATCAGCGGTTCTTGGCTAATAGCAACAGTTACAGTAGTAGGAATAGTTACACGAATATTTTGAGCTGACAAAGCATTCTTCAATACAAGATTCAATTGAATCGGCTGCATTGACATTACTTCATAACCCTGTATAATCGGCCATACAAAAGCTGCACCACCATGATAAACCTTGGCAGTTTTAATTTCAACTTCTCTGTCAACCAGATTACCTTTAGCGTCGCGTTCGCTAACTTTCTCTTTGTGAGAGCCTGTTTTACCATAAACTACCAACAATTCGTCAGATTTACATTTACGGTAGCGGGATAGAATCCCAATGATAGTGATGATTGCAACTAGTACAACTACACCAACGATAATTAATGATGTCATTTCCATCTTGAAATTGGTATTAATCTATGTATAATTTATTGTCTTCGTATTTACGAATCGTTACTGGCTCATTGACAGGATATGTCTTCTTATTAAGAGATACAACTTCTACTTCTCTCAATGCTCCACTTATGTTCACGGATGCCAAATGGCGCCCTTCACCTAAATGTACATAGATAATAGCAGTTCTGCCAACTAAGTTAGTCTTCGGTTCGTCTTTAGGAAGGTTCTGCAATTTCATACAGAACTTATATAAATGATACAGCATAAATACAAATACAAGACCTATAAAGAATCCTATTAACCAATCAATCCAAGTTACTTCATAACCTAGTAATTGCTTAATAGATGTCCACCCTCCGAACCCCATGAAGAAATGGATAAATCCTTTAAAGGATACAACATCACTGACATCAAAATCAGCATCACCATCAAAGTCTACATCGACATCGAACTCCCCAGCAACCCATGATATTATGAATTGTAGGATAAATATACCATAGGCGATGCCTCCTAAGATATAATACAAGTTATTGTCCATCTTACTAATAATTATTTAATCTTTTAAAGTGGGGCGAAATGGAGTCGAACCATTATCTCTGGATTTTCAGTCCAGCGCGAACTGACCACCTGCGCTACCGCCCCATACTGCCTACACATACGTCTTCACTGGATTTTATGCTTTATTACGCCAGTTGCTTTGGACAGTCTAAATCCTTCGGTGCTGTACAGCTATACATATATTAACGAGGCCTCAACATTAATTAAGCTGCCATCGCACCTACTACCATTACTTCGTCACGCAACGTACCCTACATTCCACTTTAGGATTTTCACCTAACCACATCCTCGGCATTCCGTTTCAAGATAAAATATAACTCTGCTGAATAAGTCAAACCAAACAGGAAGATTTATGATACGTTTATACCTAAACAGCAGAATTGGGTGACATACGAGACTTGAACTCGTAACCCTTAGAACCACAACCTAATGCTCTGCCAATTGAGCTAATGCCACCATATTGAGTTATTGCAACTCTAATCCTTCTTTTAGTGCCCTAGTATATGCCATTCTAGCAAAGAATAGTTCAGCCACAGCCATAACTACTGGCTCTGCTAACTCTTCGGCTTCTTCAGCTCTTTCTTCTTTGGGCTTAGATTCTACATATTCTAGTAATTCCAACACAGCTCTATTAGCTTCGACCAGGCGACTATAAGCAATGCGAACTTGTTTATAGTTCTTATATCTTTCTCGATATGGTCTTATTGCATTCCATGAATATGAAGCAGCTACTATTATTGATATGGCACATAGTACCATGAATCCGAAGGGTTCTTCTTTAGACCATGCTGAATAGATTTGATACAATACAGCACCCAAACACAGGTTTTGTCCTATAAAGAGAGACAGTAAAAACCAATAAGCTGAAAAGGCTTTCTTTGCTTCATCAAGTAATGACTCTGACTCCTTTAGCTTCTCTTGTTCAGCTTTTAATGAGTCAATTGACACTTCCATAGCTTCCCCTTCTTCGTCTGAACCTTTAAGGCGTTCATATTCCTCTTCACTAATCTTAGTTATTTTCAAATCTTCTAATTCTTCTCGATTCATTACCTTTCAATTTAAGTTCAACAATCTGTGGACCTGATGAGACTCGAACTCACGACCCTCTGCGTGCAAGGCAGATGCTCTAGCCAATCTGAGCTACAGGCCCATATTTAGCCACACTATCGTAGGGCTATCAGCTCCCAACGTCCGACTGATTACGGAAGGTTACCTACCGGTCTGATAACCTATAAAATGCACAATTACTTAGTCATGCCCCAACTGTTCTTGTCAGTCTCCGACTCCAACCCATAGCATGTTATAGAACTCTACATGCATACCCTCCTCATTGTGCACTATTTTAAACCTATCATTTCAGCAATTTCTTCAAATGAATAATTCAGGAATAGTCTATCCATATCTGCATCAGATTTAACCCATTTAGGTCTAGGATATATAAGAGTAGGAGAATGTCCTCTCTCATGTAATCCATACACTACTTCCTTCTTACCTTTAATAAGACGAAGGTCAATATGCTCTGACATAGAAGAATAAAATCCTATATTAGAATCCTCTACATATGTAGAACCCTTCTTAGACATTACCTTGCGATAAGGTTTATACCCTTTACTAATTAAATACTCTATGAACCCAATCATGTTAACCACTATTAGTACTCCAAGTAGGATTCAAACCTACGACCCACGCCTTAGAAGGGCGTTGCTCTATTCACTGAGCTATTGGAGCATCATCAGAAGGCAAATTGAACTACATGACACAGTAAAAATGCTGATGCCTTCTTATATTACCCATTCAGTTATTCTAGATTAAGTAATTCTCTTGTCTCTTTCTTAAACTGTCTCCTATTATAGCGTTCTCCTTTACATATAGGACAACTACAAGGAGTGCTGGTTGTTTTATAGGCAAACGTATATTTAGAATTATATAATTCTGTCCAATGTCTACCTCTTGCTGTCTTATCTGGATTATACCAGTAGGCAGCGTGGAGTTTAATCCTAGTAATATACTTCTGGTCTTTCTTTAGGTTCCTCCACCTTTTGTTTCTTTGGATTAGTGAATCCTTCAGTTTCTCCGTTCTTAGTTCTTCCATCGTCTCTACCATTAGTGTTAATAATGTCTTGAGACGGGTTATAGCCGGTTCCAACAAACTTCTTCATGTCCAATCCTGTTAAATTAATTCCTTTCATACGATAATTTTACAATCTATTAAATACTGCATGTTCCTTTAACCACTCTTGATAGAGCTTATCATCATAGTTCCCTGAATACTCCCAATGAAATCTACTACATTCTATAGTCTTTAGTAAGAACTTCATCACAGACCTTGTATTAGCCTTCTTTGATATAGATGAAATGTAAAACTTCTCTTTATCAAAATCATAGTATCCTTGTAATACCACTCGGCGAGAATTTTGTCTATTTAAGTAAATTCTTGCCAACAACTTGGAGTTATTGTCTACATATCGAGTAGATATGAATTTATAAGCCATCTGATTCAGCCAGCAATAAAGTAATACCAACACAATAGGCATTATTGACTGCATTCAACCTTTTCTTGAGTTCCTTCTTAGCCTTTCTGGGCAACTTAGGATACTCTGCATATAAATCCTGTTCAGCGGCTCTGCTTGCTTCACTTAATTGCTCAAGTAAAGCATTAACATCTTCGTTAGTTTTGTAATCCTTAAGAAGGACTCTAACTAATGTGGGACGTTTCACCATTTCTCGCATTCCAGATTCGTACACTCTACAAATTTGGTTTCTACTTAACGTAGACACTCTCCTTAATTTCACTTTAAACTTCATAGTACATTCAAATTAGTTGAGGAAGCAGAGGGATTCGAACCCCCGGACCCCGAAGGGCCTACGGATTTCAAGTCCGTTCCGTTCAACCTGGCTCCGGCATACTTCCTTGATATTTCTTTCTATGTGTTCTAGCACTGTTCTTATTCTTAGACTTATAAGTGTCCAACTGTGAATCACAGTTAGGACATATTAATCGTAAATTATGTTCCCAGTTGTTAGAAGCATCTCCGTTTATATGGTCAAGTATAAAGTTCAGGGGCTTGCCCTGCCATACACTATCTATACCACATATAGCACACTTGTGTTCCTGTTTATCTGCAATATAATCTCTGATACAATTTCTAAGCGTAGTTGAAACTTTACATCCAGTATCTCCAGTCTCTTTCCACTTTGCAATCTTATCTTCGTTTACTTTCTTACGGTAACATTCTTGACATAATCCAGATTGATTACCAGCACTTAATTGCTTTCCACATACGGAACACTTCACATTTAGTAATTCTAATTAATAGATAACCTATCTATTTTCTACCATGCACGCCCTGCACGACTCGAACATGCAACACACCCAGTTTTGGAGACAGGGGCTCTACCGATTGAGCTAAGGACGCATCAATTTTAGATTGTGGAATCTTTAAAGATGTAATACAGTACTACTAGCACTATAGCTCCCACAATGTAAGCACCAAAACTATGCATAATCTTATAATTTAATGTTAATAATCTAATATGTTTGCGTGCAGTGCAAGATTCGAACTTGCGGTGGGACTTTCGTCACGATAGATTAACAGTCTATTGCCTTCGACCACTCGGCCAACTGCACATTGATTTTATGTCTTTATAAGTCCTGAATGTATTTCTCTATGACAGTTAGAACATACCAAGATGCATTTATCAAGCTCCTCTTTTACTTTATCCCAAGACCTGGTATATCCTTTAGAAGATATTCCAAAATCCTTTTGGGAAGGGTCTAAATGATGAAACTCTAAAGCATCCGCACATCTGTCATATCCACAGACAGAACATTTACCACCTTTGTACTCTACAGCCATCTCTTTAACTTTGTTACGTCTCTTTTGAGTTGCTTCTACTTGACATTTTAGACAACGCCAGCGTCCAGATTTCTCAAGAGCAAACTCTGTTTCTCCGTGTTTAGAACATATTCTTATTTCTCTTTGTCTTTCCATAAAACAAAGATACTAAGAATTAAGTCAAACCGCAAGTTAAAAGGTGTCAACGCTTGTTAATAAACTTGCCATAATGTTTAATTGACCTATCCCGATTGCATCGGAGTTAATCCCTATGGTAAGGAACTACTCCTGTTGGTGTCCAAGCATAGCTATTTGCAGCTATTCTAAAATACCAACGAACTGCTTTCTTAATTAACTTAAATAGTCTCATAATACATCAGTTTTAGTCAATAAATAAGTAATCTAAATAAACCACTCTATCTTCACAGACTGAGTGGTCAAACTCGTTCTTTGACATCATGTACAATCTTAGTACATATGTGATTCCGCAGGGACTTGAACCCTGTTCTATAGATTAAAAGTCTATAGCATATCCATACATGCTCCGGAATCATCCGCAGAAGGCGCGTTATCAAAAACATGTAAACTGTACAATGATTAGTGCTGTACGCCTTCTTATGTTTCACTAAATCGAGAGTGGGCTGACGGAATCGAACCGTCCTAACCGCTTTTGCAGAGCGGCCCCTAAACCTCTCGGGCAAGCCCACATATCAATACGACTTATGGGCTTAACTATGAAACAGGTTAATCAAATCATAAATTAAAAGTTGTTGAGTTGGTTGTTGAGTTGATTTGATAATTGTTTAGTGAAACTATATATTATTGTGTTAATTATGGTTCTTATTAAAACTACTCTATTCTCACGAACGGAGTAGTTGTCCACATTTATTATTATGGGATTATCAGCATCCTCTCTTGGATGCTACAGGGGGTCGGGATGACTGGATTCAAACCAGCGACCTCGTGGTCCCAAACCACGCATTCTATCTACTGAACTACATCCCGGACTACAGAAGTCTCTTAGTTTAATTAAAATCATAAAATATGAAACACTTTCTTTCGTGCCGTAAGACTTCTTATTCAAAGCTATTGAAAATTGTTGTATTGTGGGTGTACTTGGACTTGAACCAAGGACTTACACGTTATCAGCGTGTTACTCTACCACCTGAGTTATACACCCATCATCAGAAGACAATAGATTCATTTACTTATGCCAACATACAGGAAAATTGCTGTTTGTCTTCTTAACATTCTGAAAATGTAGTATGTACAATGATTGTAGTTGCGGTCGGACGATTCGAACGTCGTCTCTGGGTTATGAGCCCAGTAAGCTACCATTGCTCCACCACCGCAAGTGCCCCATGTTGGACTCGAACCAACGCCATACAAGTTTAGAATTTGCTCTTCTACCACTGAAGTAATGGGGCGACAGAGGGTTTTACGAGATTACCCACAACTCATCAACTATTCGATAATTTGATTCCACTGTTCAAGTGTAAGTTCCTTGACTACTATGCCATTTAGTTCAAATGGAGTATATTGGTTTCCATTCTCTTCTACAAGGATTAACCATTCGTAGCCACGTTGCTTGCTATGAGTTCTAATAATCTCCTTAATGGTTTCGATGCCAAAAGGAGTTAGAATCTTCTGCCCTTCTCTGTAAAGATACCTCTTGTTGAGGTCTTCTAAATCCTCTAATGTGGTTAAATGAGGATTAGGGTTCTTAGTGATAACTACATGGTCATCTCCTACACTAACATAATAATCTCGATTGTATATCATTCTCTTACTAATTTAAGTTTCTTGAACATGCGACCGTCATCTTGTAATGCGATTGCTGTTAATTGATTGCCAAGGTCTGGTTCATAGAATGAAGAATAGTCCTTATTAACTAAGTCCAGTCTTACTTTCCATTTGTCCAAGTCAGCATATAAGTAGATTAAGTAGTTATTATTCCAATCCTGCTTAGGATGTTCTAATAACCACTGTGCTACTGCATGACCTCCTTGTACACAACCATAAACTGCATCAAGCTTCTGGTCTATTAGCACATACAATCTCTTCATCAGAATATGTATCAATCAGTGAATCAACTCTTTCTCGGAAATACTTCTCTCCACTATACATCTTAGAATAACCACACCAACCTTGAGTTTCAAGTGATTTCCATTCTTTGATAACTTTAGCTAGATACTCATTCATAGCTTCTCCGATTAGTTTATGCTTTAATATGTAATAAGCTACATACATTGCATGTAATATTCCTCTGTTGTAATAAACTGATGAGCAGTCATTAATATTCTTAGCTGCTTTCTGTGCTTTTACTAAATTCGCGATTTCTTGTTTAAATTGTTTAATTGTTGCCATGATAGTTAATTGTTAATAAGTTAATAAATAAATTGCCTTAATTAATAATCAACTATCTTATGGTGGCTTGTAAGTAATCTACCGCATAATCATTTCCCTTTAATTTGTTTACACATGTTAATAAACTCATCATCCGATTCACATATAATCGGATTCGTTTCCTTGAGATACATCTCCAGATAGGCTTCTTTAGACAAATCGTCCACGTCATCCGGATACACACCATGTACATCATATGACATATGAGAACCCCAGCAACTAAGCCAATCAGCATCCTCAAATGTAGTACATATACACACACTTAACCCAGCATCCTCTAGTTTCTTACGAAGTTCTGGAGTATTCTTCTTAATAAGACAGTGTTCACTCATGGATTTAATACACATAAACCACCTTTCTCGGAATCTCTAAGCACATACTTAATACCTGGAATACCAGGACCTGATACCTTATAAATGGTTAGTTCGTTAATAAATTCATACTGCACTCTGTTGATTTTATAATCTCCATTAGTAGCAGCAGACTCATTAATTGATGCTTTACTTGTGGTTGCAAATAATGCCAAGAAGGTAAATACTCCACATAATCCACCAATAACACCTGCCTTAAATGATGTCTCTTTCATAATCTCATCTATTATTAATAATGAGCGGGATAACAGAATTGAACTGTCATCTTCAGCTTGGAAGGCTGTTATAATAACCATTATACGAATCCCGCAGTTTACTTCTACTATTCTCTCGAACCATAGAAGGGTTTGTCGAGTTTGACCTCAACAGATATTGTATTTAATTATCGCAGTGTGAGTGGGCATGGTAGGATTCGAACCTACTCAGCCATAGGCAACGGTTTTACAGACCGCCCCAGCTCTCCAACTCTGGCGCATACCCGAATCACACAATCCATATTAACTGTGAATTGTGAGTGCAAAGGTAATGAATCTTTCCCACATATAAAAGTTAATATGTATTAAATACGATAGAAGTTTGCTCGGTATTAAACTAAGCTCACATATTCTCTCGAACCGATGAGCTTAGTAGTTATTCAACAATTGCAGATACTTTAACTCGTAATAATGACTATGAGTCGAGATAGAAATGACACTGCATATGTTGAAAGAATCATATTAATAAAATGGTGTAGAGATAACCAGATTCGAACTGATGTTCTTCTAAAGATTGACTTTAGCTGTTCTACCACTGAACTATATCTCTATCCAGTCCCTATGGAATCATCCAATAAATTCCCACCTAGTGTTACTAGATATGCACAAAGATTACTATACCAAATATGCGCTCTTCTCCATGCATAATGAAATCTATCTTCTATCCAATCAGAACATTAATTCAACTATTAAATAAACGGTGCGCGAAATACTTAGACCTTCACAGGCTTCTTCTGCACGCTTGCATTCTTCTTGACAACATCCTTCTCTAGAATCATCATATTAAGCAACTCTTGATTCATAGCATGCTTAAAGATGTCTCTAGTGGTTTTAGGCACCTGGAACCTCTTCTCTCCAGTAATAAATGAGGATGTTGAATTATTAAGTCCATTTACTAAGAAGCAATTTGACACTCCTGGAACCAAAGCCACATTAGGTCTTCCCTTATATGCTAAAGGAACTCTCCAAATGGTAACTTTGAATGCTCTTACAAATTCCTTACTGAAATTTGCTTTAAGCAGTCTTTGCTTAAATTCCACGAATGCTTGGTTGTTCAACTTGGTAAAATATGTATGGTTAGTAATTACCACACAGCCTCTAGGGAACTCTCCTTCATCCACACCATAATCTTCTTTCATTTTACACAGCATTTCTGCTATATTAATAATAGAAGGATTCTGGCATAATGCTTCTTCTTTGTCAGATTTCCATTTCTCAATGACATTCTGACCTTTGAACTTACGTAGAACCATGTTATCTTCTAACACGGCATAGGAGTTCTTGAATATTGTAGGAAGTAATTCAGAATGATATAAAGCATATGCTTTACCCAAACTGTAAGCAGATGTTTCGCTATTCTCTATCTCACCATTAGCAGAATGACTTATATCTCTTACTACCAACAACGGAGCTACTCTATTGCGTTTAGCATTATCAACGAATACGTTGAAACTTGCATTAATAGAAGTTTCCATAAATTCTGGAATCTCTTCGGCAATTTTATCCAGTCCATATGGTTTGAATAAAGTATGTAGAAATCCGCTATTAGAGGGCTTCTTACGGTTCTTCAACCAGTTCTGATACTTCTCTTTAAGACCTTGATGTTTGAGGAATTTAGAGCCTACTAGCTGTGCCAGCGCCTTTCCAGTAACAGTGTCAAAATCAATTTCCAAGAATTTCTTTTGACTGATTAACTGCTGCCATTGGGCTGCTTTCCCGCTATTCTTCATCTTCCTATATTTACGATAGGTGGAATAGTCTCCTTCGTCCTTAGGTTTACCATAAAGGCCTTCCGCCAAGAATTTGGCTACTGTGTTACGTGCTTTTGCCTCATCTGTCTTACATGCAACACTGGAACGAACACGAGGAAGATACTTCTTTACTAAATCACATGTCTGACCATTAGCAAGACCTGCAAATATGACTTTCTTGAAGAAGTCCCAATCCAATCTGTGCTTAAAGCCATGGAGTTGAACATCTAAAGCCATCATAGTAATGAAATCTTTCCAGCATCCAGCTGCTGCAAAATAAGCAATGTTGGCATGGAATGTGGGTTTGTGATAGATTGCCAACCACAGCATCCTCATTATACCTTCATTCTTCAAACCTTCTCCTTGCTGTGTATCAAGCTGTATAACTCCTTCCGGGGTAGTTATTCTACATTTACGAGTTATCATTCTCGTATATGCAGTAAACTTGGTACATAGTAATGGATTAGCTTTCCATAAAGGATACATATCTTTAGCCACTTGCACGTAGGTACGTGGCTGAAGACATTTCTTAAGATTAACAAACTGGTCTATGAATAACTGATTATTATCCACAAACTTAGGTTTATTCTCATCCCGCCTTTGACGTGCGGCATTAGGGTAAGGCCTCCTTGGCCTTTGTGCTCCTTTCATTTCCATCTCTTGTTAAATTTATTGTTATGAGAGTCTTTCTTTATTCTAAACAATAAACAAGCGGCATTACGGCAATTGGACATGCGTTAATCCGCTCGCCACTTACAGACCGTAATGCACACTTGACCAGGCAGGAAAGAGGTTTGCTTGGTTACCTGCCCCACAATATTGATTTGCATAGTGGGGCTACGAGGATTCTCTCTACTCGTGATGCTATAAATCGTCTTTTGACGCAAGCACAGGTTTCAACTCTTTAATATAGCCTTTAAGTCACAGATGCATTCTAGACTACATCTGCTGGTTCTTCAGACCAAGTTTGCTACCACTACTCGTCAATAGTGGATTTTACGGTATCAGATAGTCCACACGAAGGTCTACCGTCTCTTCGTTTGCTTCTAACACCACAGTCGTCGAAAGAATGTCAGGATTGTCAGCCGTAGTTATCATACCCACAATATCATGTGGGGATTCCAAGTATAAATAACCTCTACCGTCCCAAGCTGGAACATATCCGCCTCGTAGAATGTTTCGAGACGGAATAGACTTATAATAATAGTGTGCTGGCCGGTAGTGAGCGAATGATACGTTAATAGCTGATTGGTGTGTGCCTATGGTAAAACCACCCAGGACTGTTGCCAGTCTCATCACCTTACTAACGTATTTTGAATCGCCTACTACATCTAGTCTTATGTTCAAGCCTGGATAGTAGAATTTAGCAACTCTCCTGCTTATATCCTTCAACGTTTGAAGAGATTGAAATTCAGCAACATCAACATAGTCTTTCTCCGATTCAGAACTACCGAAGATACAATTGATTGGTATTGGCTGATTAGCTTCAATACATTCTTCCAAAATAGTGATTGCTTCGGACGGAATAGCTTCATTACCAAGTCTGATTCTCTTAGTCCCATATAAGATATGAGCTATAATCTGACTAAGTGGCAATGATAATTTCTCCTTAGCAAAGTTGCTTTCCAAATCATATAGATATTGGCAAATGTGTGCACTGAATGGCGTGTTCCCTTGTACTGTAAACTTCATACTATCTGTTCAACTGTTATTAATTTAGTGATTCTATAACCTCTTGATTTCAGGAATTTGATTGCTTCCATTTCAGCTTGTGTAATAGGAATCAGATGTTTGTCTTCTTCCGCTTCTGTAACAGCTTCCATTTCAGCTTGTGGCTTAGGTTTAGGAGGTGCTACATAAGTGCCAGCTTTAATAGCCATTCTCTTAGCATATGCATCTCTCTGTATCTTAGCCATTTCTTTCCTACTGATAGTTATCAATTCAATGACTCTAGTCTTATACAAAGGGCCATGTTCTTTCCACATAAATCCTTTAGTATAGATAGCACCGTCAGGTTCAATCACTCCCTGCTTACGCAAAACAGCCATGAAGTTCTCTGGCCTTGGGAAGCCATTCTTCTTCAAATCCTTGACTACATCTGTAATCTTAAAAGGCCCAGGATTCATTGTCTTTACCGTGTTAAAAATCCGAACGATGTCATCGTCGGATATTGACCTCTTTCCCATAATTTCAATAACTTTTAGTGAAACAATTACTCTTTATATATTCTAATTCGAGATTTACGCAGATGTACACGCATTCGTTTAACCTCGGACAGAATCCAATTACGTCTGCATTGATGTAACCATGCAATTACATCTTCGTCAAATAATAATTCTTGACCACAGTAGTATGTGCCACTGTAGTAAGTATCAAGCTTTGGTCTTAATATGTCATGAGGACTATCAGTAACTATGTATTGATAATCCTCACCTCTTATTAATTTTAGCTTCTCTGACTCTTTACGAAGTTTCTTTAATAACTTTGCTTTCATTTTAATTACTTAAATGTGGACCTAGAGGGAGTCGAACCCTCGTCCAGACAACTCTCATTAATAAGATTACGTGTGTCTCTATTTTATTACATCAGCTGTTGAGTTCAGCATGTAGGTAGTTTTACTAAGAAGCCGAGTGTTAATTCACCAATTACGTCTCCCTCGTAGGGCTACGACTTAGTTGTTCACAAACTACCAAACTGGGCTTGACCGAACGGTCACTCCACCACTCCATTTACGTTGGAGAACGTTTCTATTTGTAACCCATAGATAGGTAGTGGAGATTTCAGCTTTACTAACCTTTGGCTTTCAAGTTAATGCATCTAAGCTTCACTGTAACCTGTAGGTACTATGACTCTTCCCCGCAGGTCTCGTTATAGCACTTAGATACAAACCTCTTCTGTTTCTAGGTCTCTCCAATTAACCCGACTTAGAGCTAAATTAATAGATAAGCCAGCAGCTTAGGCTGCCATTCTGTTGTAGTCGATTTCAGCAACTATTGTTTGCATCATTATTAAAGAGTTGGTGCCAACTCTACACGTCTTACTAACTTGTAATCGCCTGTCAAATCCAGGTAGGCCCTTATAATTCTATTACTGTTCCTGGTTTTAGTATCCTAACTCGTATCTTGGCAGATTTGTTAAGTACTATGTTATCAGGGATTGAATTGCTAGCCTCGCCAACTACGTATAGGTTGTTAACAATCCTAATCACGACTGTACCTGGAGTTACAAACCCATTGTACCATTCAATTACTTCTGCCAATTCACCATGTCTCATTTCTATAGGATGAACAAGGTAACTAGCGCGTTTTACAATTTTTACCATAATTCTAAGTATTAAAAGTGAACTGCCAGTATCCTCCTGTGCTACATTAAGTAGCGTACCCATTACAGACTTAGTAACTTACGAGCTACTTTGTTCCATTTAAAATGGCAAGTTTCCTTCATGTTTCATCCAACTATAAACTACAATTTCATAATCTGGAAAATCGTTAGCAAGTTTAACACAACTGTCAAACGATAACTCTGTTATGCATATAAGAGGGTAATCATTGTCAAGCCATTCTCTAATTACATCCTTATCAGGAATATGCTCATCCAATGACCATTTAAGCTCACGTTCAAGTCTTTCACGTATTGTATTCAATTTAATATGGTCATGCGTTCCATATATAACATTTAATATGTAATACAATAAATGGCTATTGAACTTATCAACATCGCTAATAAGGATATGCCTCTTGGCATTCCTTAGAGAATTAACTGCGTTTTGATTCATAAATTTACTAATTAAAAGCCCAAGTGTGTTTCACAACATGACTGGGCAAGCCTAAACTATACAAAACTTTAAAATGATTGAAGAGGATGGGAGATTCGAACTCCCACTACTAGTTGTAACTAGCCTTCTACCATTAAACTAATCCTCTCTTGGCATTATTAACGCTTCACAGCTTCTTCAAAGTTCTTTACAATTTTCTCTGCCTTCTCACGGGAACAGTCAAGCACGTGCATAGTAAGATGAATGCGTTGTTCACGCATCAAATCTTCTATGTCATCCTCGTTGTCCTTCTGTCTGTTCTTAAGAGCTTTTAATAGCTCTTCTGGCGTTTCAACACCTTCAACATCAGCACCGATAGCCTTAGATACATCCTTCAGAAACTCAAACAGAGCTTTCTTGCCTTCTTCGACTTTAAATGTTGAGCCTTGTCTTTGGTCTCTCATTTTCATAAGAATGTCAAAGATTTCACGGGCAGAAGCTTCGTCATCCTCATTCAGAGTGACAGCATGACGTTCATGAGGTTGAACACGAATAGATTCGTCTTTAACTTCCATAACGAGCAAGTCTTCACCGTCACCACGAACAATGACGATTTCACGGTCTTTCCTTTCGTCATAACCGCCACCAACAGTGAAGTTCTTGTAAGGAACTTCTTTGCCTTCAGCGGCATCGAGCACATGCCCAAGAATAGTTTCAGCTTCTTCTACGATAGAATCATAGCATGGGTCTTTCTTTGGATTGAAATCAATACCAGCTTTCAGGCGTTCTTGTAATTTCTTCATTTCCTTCTAAATTTAAAGAGTTTGATTTATTAATTATTTGATTAATCTGGTAAGAACCAGACTCCTATGGCCGCAACAATACCTATAGCTCCGACTACATATGTAAAATCGCCAGCTGTAGGCAACATGATATTAATAATTACTAATGCTCCAATGGCAGAACTAATTATTATATTGTCTTTCTTATTCTTAGTGAGTTTCATAATTACTAATATTGGTTAAGAGTGACTCCACCGTGACGTGCCAAATCATAGTGAAGTTTCGTCGTAATTTTCAACGACTCATCAGACTCTCTTTTAGACGGAAAGGAGATTATGACATATAATTATCAATAGAATCTCCAGTTGCTGCCCTAATCTGTTCCCATGGAATGTTCTCTTCTTCGCAAAGCTGTTTGGAGGATTGTATCCACTCCTTGGCGAAGTCTATAAAATCACCGCATTCTCTCTTAGCCATTACCATAGCTTCTTTGCAGCTATAAGCGATGATTCCGGGAAGAAGAGATTTGTCATTGTTAATTGCATGTTTAACTATAGGGCTGTTCTTTATATCCATTGTTTAAAGGTTAGATTGTTGTTACACTGCTAATAATAGAATAATCAATAATAACTGAAAGCATGCCATTTAAATCAGATGTCTCATAGGGAACTTGATATTTGGCGATTTGTCTTTCGGCTTGCTGCATCATGGGCTGGTTAGTTCCAAACCCAAGAAGCAATTTACCTTCACGAGAAGTAATAGATTGATGATTGAGAGTACATGGTATTCTCTGTTTCCTAAATTGTATCTGCGATAACATTGTTACTTAGTTAATAAGTTAGCAAATCCTTTCCAGAAGTAGCGAGGGAAGTGTCCAGTCAGTTGTACATAATTAACTCCTGCTGACACCTTATGTCTAGCTGTAACCTTATGTCCGTCAATGGACATCGTGATTAAGCTGCCAGAAACTGTCACATCACTATCTGACATATCATACAAATCTCCTAAGTCCTTAATAGGAATCCACTTAGATGTAGTTTCATCTTTGTAGCTATTAAGACGAGATTGTAGTTTGGCATCAGAAGGCTGGCCAGTTCTCATATCAATAACCTCACCCTCACAATCTGCAAGGATGAAGTTCTGTGTATAGTTAAAGTATAGTTTCATGTGTACTGAACTTTATATCTTTTAGTTCTTCTAGTTTGTAGATTAATAACATCTACCGAATCAGTACCTGCCTTTACGTAAACCTTACCAGATATCTCTTTGATAAAGTCATTCTCTGATTTACCTTCAAAAGTTCCGATAAGGCATAGTGTTACTCCATTGACAAGTACTTTGGTAAATTTATCAACCTGTATAGGAGCCAAAGGTATTCCTTCTTCTCTTACATGGTTAAATGCCTTAGTGTAGGCTCTATACCTCGCAAGACGATGTTCATAATTAGCACCTTTAGAGGGATAGCTGGCAAGTACTGAAGTATCCTTAATTACCACATACTCTTTACCAGGCAATCCACCTTCATACCATGATTTAGATATTACTTTGATACCGGATTTTACTAATAACCATTTGTCTACAGCATCACATAAACGCTCTTTACCACATGTCTGTAACAATATGGGTATTAAGTTACGTTTAAGCTCTCTGTATTCCTCTGCTAATTCATTAGTCATAGATAAGTTGGCAGTTAACCTACTCACTGCCAGGTTTTAAAATATGGAAATCTCACACTCCTTTGGTTACTTAAAGATTATTGCAGACATGATATTAACGCGGATGTTCTCTTTAGAAGAGATATATTTATTCCACAGGTCAGTCACAACCTTTTGTTTGTCCTGACCACGCACAGACAGCAAACGATTACGACCACTCGTATACAACGGAAGTGTGCTTGTAGATACTTTGTTCCAGAAGTCGTCAAGAGTATCTAATTTATGCTTCTTATCAAGAACAAGATAAGCTGTTACACCACCAATCATAGATGCATGGAGTAATCCTTTAGTGTACTTCTTGTACTTGAGTGCAAGTCCTGTAACCTCATCAAAGGTAGTTTCATGCTTTCTGTACATGTTCAACAAATCTTGACGAGTCAGACCAGTCCCTCTAAGTCTGTGAAGAGCGCCAGCATTAGCCAAACCTTTCAAGCCCTTGGTCAAAGCGTAATATTTAGCCACAATGGAAGCTTTCTGGGTAGGATTAGTAATGCCCATGATTCCAAACACATCACCTGCACTTCTTGTTTTACCAGTATCTATGGTAGTCCAAGTTTCGTGTTTAACACCTTCTATGAGCACAGTTTGAAATGGAACACCTGCCTGTATGCACGCTGCTAGACGATGATAGCCGTTATCAGTAAGACCTTTATCATTTATAATGATTGCCTCACCGTTCAAATGCCATTTACCTTCAGACATTTGAATAGCATACTTGTTGATATTGTCTCTAGAAATAGGCCGATTGTGCAAATACTTTGACAATAGTACTTCTGCATCTTTCGGTGTGATTTCTACTACACTGAACTTGAGAGATGATTTTAATGTCTTCATAATTAATCTAATGAGTTACCTATACACTCACGAGGTTTTAGTGAAACGTTAATAAAGAACTAATTAGTTTCAGTCTATTGACTTACTTATAGCATCGCCACGTAAAGGCTTAGTCATGATGCCACTCCCGTCACGGGAGGATATGCTGTAATAAAACGAACAAAAATATTATTACAAGTAAAGGAATCCACCTTCCTGTGCCACACTCCTTTGCCTTATCTCACGATAAGACATCTCTCCAGTATTAAAGGAAGATACTGTTTGGTATAAGAGATGCTCTGCATTAGTCTCCGGGCGTACCCATTATGGTGGTAGATTATATTATTCCTACGAAAGTAATCACGCAATAGTTTTACATTTACTCACCTTTAAGATGAGTTCTTGGTCTTCAGGGTCTTTCTCTAACTGACGTTCTAATCCTTTCATGTAATTGGAACGTTCGTAGCCAGTAAGACTGAATCCTTGCCAGTTCTCCAGACACCATGCTACATAGAATGGATTGAAGTAACAGACGTCTTTCACTTTCTGATTCTTATATTTGCCAACATTGAAGAATCTCCACGAGCTCATTCCTATAGCTGTGGTATATCTATTGTCAACTCTGCGATAATCATCGTATTTACTCATAACTATGTACACTTTACCTATTCAGTGTGAGGTTTTTGATTAGTGGCTCTTTGTACGCATTACTTGGCAGAGGAGCCATACCAAAACCCACAAACAATGCAGGACGCTGTTTAAAACTTAAAGATTAACTTAAATTAAAACTAAAACAATCATAGTGGACCCCTGCTTTAACGCGTGAAACAGGAACGTCTTAATTTGGGCAATACATGCATTATGTCCATTTTGCATGTAAAGGATTCTAAGCATTTGCAACTACTTAGAAGAGCTAAACCCTGTGATGTTATCGGTGTGAGGAATAGATGTCTATAATCTCTTTGTAAAAGTCTCTACGACCTACGAGATAGTCATCTCCCCAATACTCTACTACCTTCTTAAGACCTTCAATTACTTGGTACATAGTAGCGCCATTACTAAAGCATGTCAATAGCTCTAGATGTCCATGTATGTCCTCTTTACACAAATGCATCCATTCGTTGCCAATTGGATTGTAAATGCATAATATGCTGTTAGTCAAAGGTCTAGCCGGACGTAGTTTAATTCCGCTTGGATGAATGTATTCGAATACCATAAATGTGCACATGGTTAACCTGTACACCATGAGGTTTTAATTGTTATTTACTTCCAGATAAGTTTAGAGCCTTTGGAACATGCTGCATAAGATTCATCATTAAGTACTACATATAATAAATCAAAGTCGTCTTTGCTTTCATTAAATGCATCTTCAATGTCCTTCTTATTGTCAGCTTCCTTGACTATTGTCTCTCCGTCTGGGTCAAAGTTCTCTCCTATTAAGGTATACCAAGTGCTTGGTGATTTCTCACAAATTGCATCAATCAGAGCATCTGTGAAATCATTTTCTATGTAGTCCATAAATATATATTATTATTGTCAACTCGAATAAAAGGTGAGTATGTATATCTATCACAGACCTACATACTCTTAATAATATTCATTTTACACATTCAAACGGTCTGAACTACGTACTTTAGTACTTTATATCTCGTCCCACTCCAAGTGGAGATTTGTTCAAGCAAATAATAGCCTACTGCTTCCTCAAATAGAGGATTTGTCAGTTTATATCTTATACCATTATTTGCATGAATTGCATCGTTCCGATTACGTCCAAATACAGTTCTTAGTTTTGATTTCTTCGCTTTCATTTCACTATTCGGCTAACTACATACTAATAAATATATCTGAATAAGCATGATAAAAAGAAAGACACAAATAGACTTTCTAAATGTGCCTTTCAATAAGAAGTACTTTGTTATTCTTTGCAGTAAGCAATAACATTGACGTTCATTTGTGAGCCGTCTCTAGCGACGCTTTCAAACGTTTCAATAGCCTTTGCGGTTACCTCTGTGCCCTGTAAATCTGCAAGACATTCCGCTATTGTCTTATTTTCAAACATATTGAAAATACATTTATCTTTGTCCGCCTCTGGGAGAATGTCAACCGGTGTAATACGTTTGTTGTTCTCTCTGTCGTTGAAAGACCGGAATAAAGAGTTTATAGATACGTTTCTTGCCACTCCATTGACCTCAACGGCAACTTGAAAGAACGTATTACCATTTACAACGCCCTTTGTAATAGTTCCGTTGAACTCGTTAATTTCAGCGGGAAATTTCAATTTGTCGCCTACCTTGATAGAATCAGGATTAACACCCAAACGGTTTAAAGCCGCCGCAATTTCGTTTTTGCTTGCTTTCGGTAACTTCTTGTTAACTTCTTGTAATTCTGCTAAATTCATAGTTTAATAATTTATTAGTGAAACAATATAGAACGAGCTTATTTGCTCGTTCTGATTAGCTTTTAAATTAGATTTGCTTTAATTTCTTCACATTCTTCGCGTGTGATAATGCAACGTGTAGCATTAACTAAAACATAACCGTTTGATAAGTAAGTAAACATAACTAATAATTTTAAAATGAATATTATAAAGCAAAATCAAATGATATAAATCTTTTGATTTTCTCCAAACATGGGTGAGGGGTGTGAGGGGTAACACGACTGTCGTATCCGCAATATACACAAATCTTGCAATATTCACCCAGCATCCGAGTTGGCAATATATAATATGACAACCCACCCCGGGAGTGGGAGGGGTGTGATTTTGAGCACCCGTACTTGTGAGTTGGCAATATATATTAATTTCTATTCATCTTACTAATTGCAAGCAAGCCCTGAAGGGGCGCAGATTGCCACAGTGCGTTATAGAGTTCCGAGTTGGCAATATACTTAATATTAACTGTGAATTTGAGTTGGCAATATATAATATATATTAATAATTATATTACCATTTGGTAATATTGAAATATATAACTAATTTTGTATTGTCAAATTAAATAGTAATATATTTGCGAACTTAAATCGCAGAATTTAATAACAATTAAAATTTATAACAATGGCCAAAGAAGTTAAAGACTTAACAAGTAAAGAAGTAGATGAAGTAAAAATATTAAAGACTAGTTTGTCAGAATGTCCAGTAAATACTGATTTAGGATGTAATGAATCAAAGGCAACTAACTGGGTGAAGTTAGACAATAAAACAACAGATGTAAAATTAGAATTATTAAATAAATTGCAAGACGGACTAGCTAATGGAGCTGGTATTGAATATTTAATGCAACTATCTTGCATTTATAATAACATTCGCTAATAATGAGACATATTGATAGAATTAATAAGCAGTATGAAGAGAAGGAAGTTAAATTGCTATACGATAAAGCTGTAGCATTAATGAATCTTCTTAGTGATGAGGAATATGAACAAGTAATTACAGACAATGCAGATATATTTAAATTAGCATCTCATCCCGAGAAGGGTGAGTTCTATTTGCAAGATAAGCACAACTTAGTCCAGATTATAGACATATTTAGTAAATTTATCAAAACTAAAGGTCTATCTAAGGATGAATTTAAAATAATGACTCTAGATGAAGTTAAAGAGTATATGGTTGATGTTATTAATGATATCACATCATTCGAACCAGATGAGCTATTCACGATAGTAAAGAACTTAGAGAAACTTCAATGAAACTAGAACAGATACCAGGTGATTATGATAATGTAGACCAGAGAGCTCTAGAATTATTAAAGACTAATGACTATGAATTAGCAGAGTATATGAGGGATTATATAAAGGAATTATATGCTAACATACATATGAGAGACTTCTATATTAGAAACCTTAAGGATGAAATACTTCATACACTCAAACATAGAGACTCTATAAGTGGTGAGGAGCTACTACAAATACTAAATAAGGTAGCTCCATGGGATATGGAATATGATGGCAGATGGCAAACTAGAGACTATTTAGCAAGAGCAAAGGCTAATCAATGATAACACAAGAAGTAGAATTAGTAGAAGAAGCATTATATAGGAATGCGTACATATATCCAGGCTGGAAGTATTGCCTACCTGGATTACTAAAGACAATATATTTATGACAGGAGAAGAAATTATAGTAACATTTAAAGAGCCTTGGTATAATGATTATACCAGACGATTATACACTCAATTATCTGAACAAATGATTAGAGAAGAGATTGAGAGAGTGCATAAAGAACCAATCATTACTAATACTGCATTTGATATAGCAGTAGACAAGGCTTTCTTAGAGTTACTGCATGACAACAAGGATTTAATTAATATTACAGAACGATACAAGAACCATGAGTAAAATAGCAACAGAATTAGAAGCTAAGACTATGGGGGGGGGACTCTCTCGGTAATTGATAATAAGTGCTGTACTAAAGCTAGAGCACTTGAATTAGGATGTCAGATTAAAAGTGGATTTAGTTATACTGATAATCAGTTAGTAGAGTTAGAAGGCATAGAGGCAGCTATAACTGCTCCAAATGTAATCCTTCATTATGGTTGGCAGGATATGCCAATTAATAATATACAGCGATTTAGAGTACGTTTCTCATTTGTTAATCAGAGTTCGGTGGATGGAGACCCATTTAAGTATTCTGATAATGCTACTTACTTTACAATTACTCCAAGATTAGAGCAAGGAGAACAAACGTACACTAAGACTTTAGCAAACCCTCTTAAATATTACTTAGAGAAACTAGCACTTCCTAACCAAGACCCATATAATACACCTGTTTGGATACGTTTTGAGGGATACATGATGCTTAGGCAAGTGTCTCAAATTATATTAGCAGTAGATTCTCAATCTGAGAATTGGGCAGAAGGAGTAACATTCCCTTCATCTGGAAGGTGGGTCAAAATGAATAATTCTGGTAGAGTATTTAGATTTACTGGTGGGGAAACAGACCTAAACATAGAACTGTATACAGCGTCAGCGCAATGATTAAAGTAACCGATAATAAAGAAGTAAAGGAAACAGTCCTAGCAGGACTTAAAAGGAATAAAGAGAAGTATGGTAAGAAGTACTGTCCATGCTCCTTAGTAAGAGATGAAGATACAGTATGTATGTGTAAAGAGTTTAGGGAAATGGAAGAAGGGACTTGCCATTGCCAACTTTATGTTAAAACTAAAGACTAATAATTATGGATGAATTAAAGAACCAATTAGCACAGTATTTATGTAGCCAAATTCATAATGGTACTAAAGATTTGATTGAATTAATTGAATCAGAAGACCTTATTAATGAACAGTGGTATAAGAACTGGAAGGAAGAGATGAGAATCTTACTACAGGAGAAGTAATTATGATAATACTTAGTGGGAATTGTCCTAGGCATCATAATGCCATTATGTTGGAACTTACAGACTTTGATGATAGTAAAATTTCCTATCTAGCTAGAATATCTAGAGGACATCATGTCGATACTCTGTTAGTTCCTAGAGAATATAAAGATACATTTGAATCTACAGAACTGCACAAAGTACTACTGCCTAATATTAGTATAGGTGATGTACAATTTGCTAAAATATACTATTATGATTGATGTTAGAAGGACATTAGAGAATTTACATCAGATACTTCCAAACTTATCAATAGAGGACTTATTTAGAGTTCTTGATAACATAGTAGAGATTCCACAATTTAACGTAGGACAGACAACTACTATACGTAGAGATGATAGTGGCTGGAGACCATATGACACAGGTACATTTATATCTTATGCTAGTAATGGAATAACACTTAGTGATGAAGGAACTTGTAAATAATTGGAATGAGAAGCATCCCGAATACGTATTGGTACACGGGATGTATTCTTATGTAGACAACGGTCAGTCTAAGGATATGCACATGCTTACTATCTTTAATAAGGATAATGAATGTGTATGTGAATATAAAGGAGAAGATTTTATTAAACTATATAATACATTAGAAGAAGAATGGCAGGACGCTTAATTGAAGTAGGAGAACCTATGTGGGTTCATTGGGATGATAGATACGTATTGCGTGGAGGACATATACTAGGAAAATGCCCAGATGAGAATTTGATACCAGCCAGTAGATGCTAGGCACAAAGCCTAAGATAGTTTTTTACATCTTCGTCTTGGTGGTCTACGCCAGTGTGCTCTGATGTATTCTCACTTACCGAGACAGAATCTTATTATAAACAACAAAGCCCGAACTTAGTTTAATTACTAGGCTCGGGCTTGTTCTATTAGAAACTATTTATTCTTAAATTTAGCATTAGATACTTTAATAATATCTTCGTTATAAGCGGCTTCCGGGTCAAAGATGACTGGTTTACCGTTAAGCATACCTACATTCTCTGTGGTAATATCTCCGACTGTAATCTTGGAGTTCTTATAGGATGAATCATTAATTCTAGTCCATCCTTTAGCTTCAAACATCCTTGCCAACTCGTCAAGTACACTCATCTTTTCAATAGACCCTACTCTGGTTTGAGTAAACACTGGATACATACCCTTCTCTCCTTGTAAGTAACCTTGAAGTTCTGCGGGCACTGCCCCAGGTACCTCATCTCTAGCTCTATACATTCTAAGACCTTCACGTAATTCATCCAAAGTTTTATACCCTCCTTCGGTTGGTTTGTACACTTTAACTACTTTAGTCGGGTCTGTCTTATGTTTAAACACCACATGCTTAGTTCCTTGTGTAGGGAGAATTTCTCCAAAGATGTCCCCAGTAGGTTCGAAGATACCATCTACCATTGTAGCTGTTCCTATCTTAGGATATGGATTGTTCTCAGTTGGGATAACTGTCTTACCAGTTGGCTTATGAGTCATAGTACCATTCTTCAAGTCATCTCTAAGACTAAAGATTACTTGATTGTTAGAGTATCCATTATCATATACATTGTTAAAGATTACTCCATCTGCGCCCATTTTATCTGCTGCTCGCTCTAATGCTGCTCTATTAGGTACATCACCTACAGTAACTATAGGTCTCTCCAACTCCAAGTCTCCTTCCACTCTATAAGGTCTCTTAGCAAATCTGTCTCTAGCCGCAGCTGCCTTCTCAGCTTTACCTTGAACAGAGTGGTTAGCTGCTGTTCTAGGATTACCTACTTTACCTTGATACCATATACCAGCTTCAGGAGCACCTTCGTAAACAGCATCCCATCTTTCTGGGCTATGCAATTGTAGTTTGTTGGAAGTATTAGCATCGTGTGTTACATGTATGGATTGCCTAGGTCCCCAACCTACATTATTGGGCAATGGTTTAACTGAAGGAGTTCCTTTGTCTATAGTCTTACTAATTACTCTAGCTCTAGCCCATTTGTTACCGCCTATTGCTAGGTCCTCCACTGGTTTAGGTCTAGGCCCGAACTTATTAAAACCATGCAGTCCTATATATGAACCAGGATTAGTAAATTCTGCAAGGACGGGATTCATTCCAGCATTAGTCATCATGTCTCCCCATGTATTATATTTACCTTTGCTAAGTTCCCTAGTAGCTTCATCAACTGTTGTACTGCCTATAGCTCCACTTAATACTGGAAGAGGTCCAAATATTGCACCTGTTAATAATGTGCTAACATAAGGTGCGGCTTCTCTCCTTCCTCTATCTACAGCTCCTGCTAGATTAATATTCCTAGGAGTAACTGTTACTTCTGGCAAAGTTACATTATTCATACCATTCTCATTAATAACTGGCAATACTATATTACCTCTCTTATCATAACCTCCCATATATTTAATAGGTTGTGCAGGTTCTTGATATTTAATAATCATACCATTCTCACCTTTAGGAATACCATTATATACCCCAGTAAGTACTTTAGCATAATTAGTAGCTTCTGCATATCTTCTCTTACCTTTATTAGAACCAGTAAGCTTAGCTACAAACTTATTAATATCATCATTCTCATCAAAGTCATATAGTCTCTTTAAGAATTGTATCTTATCTGCTGCATACTCATCCATAGAATTATAAGACCTAAACTTCTGCTTAATAGCTTCACCTTTAGCATTCTTATCATTACCAGTTACATAATCACCTTTCCATGAACTACCAGTAGTTAAATTACCAAAGTTGTACTTACCTTGTGCAGACTTACCCCAACTAGATTCTAATGCGTCTTGTGCTAATAACATTCTAATTGCATTATCATTAGTAATACCTGCCTTCTTATAGGCATTAATAAGTTCTGTAGTCCATTGTCTTCTATTAGTATATGGACTCTTCCAAGTTGAGTTGGCAGTTTTAGTAACAGGTTTATCAGTAACAGATTTACTAGCTACTGGCTTATTAATTACTGGCTCTGCTATAGGATTATTAGCTACTACATCAGGTTCATTAGTATCTCTTACTGGTACTACTAATGCTTCCGGCTTATCGTAAACTGTATTAAAGTTATATTCACTGAATGGATTAATAGGATTAGTAATGTCAGTATAATCTATTGTAGGATTACTTACTGGATTATAACTAACAAATCTCATTCCTTGTTGAGCTTTCTTAATTCGCTTCTTATAGGTTGGACGACTTGATTTGATGAACTTCTTGCGCACATCCCTCTTACCGTTAATCTCTTCTTGTTTCTTTAGCAGAGGGGACTTCTTAAAATCAAATCTTCCACCATGTGCCATAGTTACTAATTCCGGATTTCTAACAGACTTACCTTCAATCCATATAGGATTAGATTGCTGTAATATGAAAGGACGACCTACTTTATCCATTAATGCAGCTTGTTTAACTACTCTAACAGTTTCTGAGTTGACAGGTTTGCCTCCCCAGCGTTTAGCGTAATCAGCTGGATTAAATTTCCACATATCTTGAGAAGTCTGTCTTAATTTACCTTTGCTCATTTGAAACTTAACCAAGCGTCCAGCAACATCATCAATAGGACCTATATAATCAGTTCCTGGCTGCCTAAAGGTCATGAACTCTTTATCTCCCATACGCATTACTGGTTCAGCTTCCTTACCAATAATTTTACCAATCGGATTCTTTCCTGCGTATTCTGTAAATTCAGAAGCTTCTTGAAATTTCAATGGCCTACCAGAGGGTACTACTGCACTCATTTCGTATCTTCTGTTATATATCCCAGGATAGAGCTGTTCATATCTATCCCCATGACTAAATCCTCTTCTTGCTTCGTTACGGCTAATAGGTTTGATATTACTAGTCGCTTTATTAAAGAACATTCTTTTAACTACTGGATTCTCATCAAATATATATTTAGCTAATAGATTCCTACCTTCTAAATTTCCTCCACCTAGTATTGAAGAACCTGTGTAGTCGGCTGGCATTGTTTTTATATCTTGCAAACTTACTGATGCATTACCGTTAGTTCTCTTGGCAGCTTTATAAGCAGCCACTTTTAATGGTAATTTCTTTACCTTAGATAGAAATGGAGTAATTCTGTTAGTTGCAGCCATTACTAAGTTAGTAGGGGTTCTGGCTTCTTTGTTAAAAACCCAATGGTTCTTGTTAATTGGATTCCAAGCTAAGTCAGCATCACCTTTAATTGATTTAGTTATTAACTTGTCCTTTCCAATCTTATATCCTTTAGCACCACCATACCAAGCTCCTGGATTAGTATAAACTCCAATTTCGGACGGAATGCCAGTTTTATCTTCCAACCAGTTACCCCAGCCCCCGGTAAGCTTATCCACAGTCATATTACCTAAAGCTCCTACTACAACAGCGGCTGGAGTTGTTACTAATGCAGCACCAGCTGCTGAAGGAAGTATAGTTCTTTCTATTCCAACTAAAGGATTAGTCTCATTGGACATAGAAGCCCTGAATCTGGCTTTAGCTCCTTTAATAGGATGCCAATAGTCTCTATTTCTTTCAGCAGCTGACCTGGTATCATTAGAAGGTTCTCCACCTAAATCTACAATGGAATACTGTCTAGGTTTAGCTTTAATAGGTTCATGAATTTCTGGCCTAACTACTTTAGTATTATCGGACTCTATGGTGTTTCCTTGTTGTAGTTTAGGTATTACTTTCATTATTTATTCGATTTATCGTTATTGGTGAATCTCTTCCATATTCCTGTTACTGAATCTATGCCAAGCAATCCCATACAACACAACAGGACTGTGTCTATCATTAATGGGGCTTGAATTACGTTTATTGCACAGTATATTAACACTCCCAAGCAGACAAACCACCCTACTACTCCGCAGAGTCTCTTAGATGATATGCCAGAGTGGGATGTGAATACTTGCTTTAAGAATGTTACAAACTTCATTATATAATTACATTTATAGAAATATTAGCTGTGTCACCTCCTATATATGCCTGATTTATTGGTATTTCAGTAGTTACCCCAGATTGGCATACTGCGTTATGTGTTACACTATCTGCATCTACAGTCACCCTGTATGTACTGAAATATCCAGTGAACAATAATTTAGAGACATTAGTTAAATCAGTTGGTAAATTAAAGTGGAAGTTTCTGTCAAAGAAAGTTGCCCCTTGATAGTCTAGAGTTCCAGACCTAGGAATTGTTATAAACCCATCTGGAACTCCATCTATGTAAACATCTGCTACAAAGTCATAGGATTTAGACGTAAGCCCAGAGTTAGTTATTGAAACATGTATATTGAAGTCATACTGGAATGTTGACAACTGTATATCCTCTTCCTTAACTAACTGATTATTAGCGTAATTATCGTTAGTTTCAAGTCCGAAGAACTCTACTCTATCTCTAGTGGCACACTTGGTTGGAGTATTTGTACCTCCACCAGCTAAATTAATTAAATATTGTTCTGTTGCAATTTTATTTGTCATTTTAAATACTTGCTATGTATTGTTTATACACATAACGGCAAGTAGACCCTGTACTGGTATATTCTGATTAGTTCCTATAGTAAGTCTATCTGTTTCATAATTAGAATAGTGATTTATATTCTTTGCATTATTTAATAGGACTGCTACGTAAATATTACTTCCAATCACACTATTGCCAAACAAAGCTACATTTCTTATAACACCTGCTATAGGGTATACCACCATAGATGAAGCAGGAATATCTGGTGTAGCCGATGTGCTTTGACCATACATATCCATGATTGATATACCCATTGTAGTGTCTGTAGTAGTGTTATTAAAGAATATTAGGGTGCGGCCGTTTAGTGAACTGTTTAATAAATCTATAGCGTCAGCAATACCCCCCCCCCGACGGTAGGTTATCATTGAACTGTTGCTTAGTAATGCATCTATTGTTCGCAACTCCGTCTAAGCTCAAGCCTTCTGCTCTGGCTTCAGCTGCTGTTACTAATTCATTAGTGCTTTCCATTATTCTTGATATTCTCTTAAATTACCAATTGTTACTTCAAATTCATCTGATTTCATGTAGGGTGATACATCTGCATCTTTAGCAGCTTCGTTCAAACAGAACATGTCTGAAGGAAACGATAGTGCCTTTACCCTTATTTGCTTAAGTAGTCTGGAGTGTTTGGCTTTAGACCAAACCCAGACGTCAAATATAAAATTTCTCATACTGCGATTAATGTACTTTAATTCTTAAATGTTAAGAATTACTAAGTGTAGAAGCAATCCACTTTTGATTGGAGCCTTTGTTAAGGCTAAAGTGCTGTAAACCATCTTGACTTACATTTACGTATAATGTGAACAAATTAGCCATTGGAATTCCGACTATTGTCACACTAATACATGTTGGCGTACCATTAGATACTCCATAATACAGTAACTGAAATGGGACCATGTCTGTCATATTAGACTTCACAATCTCCATTACAGCAGTATCAGCACTGTTAATCTCTATATTACTACTTCTACCTGGATAAATCAAATCTTGTGTTGTTAAAACTAGGGTCTGAACCCCCCCCCCCATAGACTTGAGTGCATCATTCACTTGTTTAGTGGTAGGGCATTTGTTGTCTTCATTTTGAATTAAAGCCATGATTGTTATTATTTAATAATTCTACGTTTAATTTGCACACCTCTCTTAGCTATTAGCATAGTATTACTTCTTTTGTTGTTAGCATTACTAGCGAAGGTATTATGCAGTTTAGCTATCTCGTCATCACTAAGGGTATTAAACCCTGAAGGTATTTTAGCTCCCTTAGTTCTCATCTCTTGAATATCTGTACCTTTTAATTGCCTGTTGGGGTCAATATAATAGTTACCATTTGCATCTTTCATGTTCACATTAGCTCCTCTAAATCCTTGTTGTTGAACATTAACTCTGTCTGGATTGTCTTTATTCTCCTTGGGATTAGGTCTTGCTACTGTTCCTTGCTGTGCCTTAATAATCCCTCTTCCTTTAGTTGATATTCTCATAATATCCACTTAAACCAGCCATAGCTAAACGTCTTCCTATTAAGCTCTGGATGTTCAGCTACATATCTAGCTTCTCTCTCAAATGATATGTTTCTATAAGCAGTATGGGCATTACCGTTAGCTATCAGCTTTATAAGCCATTCTATTACATACCATAAATAGAAGAATACTATTCCCATTTCCAACATCTGTTTCGTGTGAGCCTTCTCATGTGTAACTGTAGCTTGACTCATTCTCTTTATATAATCCTCACTCCTAGTGAACATAATAGCACAGATATTCATAAATGAATATCCTTTTACCGGAAGTAACGGATTAATAAAGAATAGTAATCCCTTAGATTTGTCGTACTTAAATTTCATAGTTAATGCTTCCATTTGGCGGCATTATCAACTATTGCAGAACACAGAATTAAAATAGTATCCATATCTAAATCTGACTTAAGTTGATTAACTGCCATACATACTAATTGTATATTATCTATAGTATAACCTTTTGAGGGCATTATCTGGTCAATGCTAACATTCGTATAGATTCGACCTTCTCCTAATTCATAAGTCATGTCTAATCCAGAAATTGCACACTTGCCATTTTGTGCCTTCCATACGGTTAGTAAATCTTCTTTAGTAATAGTGAAAGGTATAGATTTGTCTATAGCTCTGGATTTAGCTGCAAGCCAACGTGCTTGTAAAACCTTCTCTAGTTTAACGTCGTTATCATAAGTAGCTATAGCAGCTTTCCTTTGTTCTAGTTTACAGGAATTACACCTACACTCCTTATTCTGACGTAAAGTGTATTTATTAGCCCCTGCATAAGTAAACTCACTAGGCTCTTTATATTCTCCACATATGTGGCATAAGAGCTTCCCATCTTTCCATTCGGTATTCAATTTGATTCGGTCTTCACAATCCCTACATGTAGTGTGAAAGTTTAAGCCGTTTGTCTTGCGTGAATACTTTCTGAAGTTGCTTATATTCTTGTCTAGCAACCTCCCACATACGTCACATTGCTGTTGCAATCTTTCTTCTTTCTTCATGTTTACTTCTTAGACCAAGACGCCGCATTCCGTGCAAAATTAGCTCTCTTCTTCTGTAACGGAGTCGCATTAGGATTGTTAAGTACAGACCTAGCATGTTCTTGAACACTCTGTCCAGCTTTCTTAGCTGATGCCGTAAATTTGCCGCGATTCTTCTTCTTAATATGAATCTTGCTTCCATTTTTATCTTTCCTTACTAACTTACTACCACATCTAAACATAGGAACCTCTTCTAGGTCCGCATCATCGAGTAACTCTTTCAGAGCCTCATTAATTCTTGATAATTCCTCTGCGTTAAATTCCATAATTAAATTACATGTTAAATCACTTTTTTATTCACAAAGGTATTGCTAAATTTGCACATTATCAAACAAATCAGATGAATTAATGATTTAAGGTGTCAATGTAAATAAGTAATAAAGAAACTAAACTATTATTAATCTCTAACCTTTAAATCAGTAGATTAATGTTATTGGGCAAACTAAAAGAGGTGTACAGGTGGATTGACAGTTGGAGTTCTGGTGTTAAGACGATAGTCATTATAATGCTTGCATTCTTGATGGTAGAGCTTCATTTCTCTTCACACACTAAAGCTATTTTAGAAGATTATAGACAGGCAGCTGTTACGGAGAAGGTATTAGCTGAGAAATATACAGAGATGATTACTCCACAAGTTAACGGGCATATAGAGCATATTCTTATGGAAGATAAGGATGCGTCGAATGTCTTGTTATTGAATTACCATAATACCTTACAAAGTACACATGGTTTATCATATCGTTATTTAACAGCTCTTACAGAGAAGAGAAGAGGGTATGAAACTAAGGCAACTATTAAGATATGGAAAGAGTTGGAGTATATTAACTACGGTGATGAGCTTGGAAGGATTAATGACAACCAATTCATTAGAATGGACACTATTGAGAACTACTACAGAACATTCCCTAATTTAGTAGCTTTATTAGAAGAATCCGGAGCAAAGTCTGCTGCGATGTATCCGATTGCTGGAATTGATAGACCTATAGGAATGATTGTTGTTATTTATCCAGTTACTAAAGAGTACTATTTGGGGTACTATAACTCCGTTATTGCTCCGTGTATCCAACCTCTATCTACCTTATTAGATTATAACTCAATTAGGAAGAAATTTAAAATGGATTATGAAAGTAGACAAGAGGAACAAGGAAATATGTTACAACGATTCTTCCCATATGTATTGGAGTGAAATCGACAATACTATATACACTTCAGTAACAACAATGATACATGAGTTCTGTCAAAAGTTCGACAGTGATTTCTGGTCGCAATACAAAGCATTACAGAAGCTATTAAGTGCTGAACAGTTTGCCATGGAGAAGAAGAGACTATTAGAAACTAAACGTTTTGATAAGAAGTACTTCTTAGACATGTACGATTTAAATGAGACGGAGTTTAATTCTGCACAACAGGATATACTGGATGAGTGGTCTAAAACTAATGCCGATTCCAAGGAAAGAGGTACAAAGATTCATAGTGATTTGGAGCATCAATACTTAGGTAAGAGTTCATGCCAAATGAGAAGTTACGGTTTAGGCGGAACTTTTGAAGTTAATACTAATGAATCTTTAGAGAAGAATAACTTAGACCTACTAAGCATAGAAAGAGGAGTCTTCCCTGAATATATGATATACAGAAGGTCGGACGACAATAAGTTTAGGTTGGCAGGTCAAATTGACTTACTTATTAAGGACGGAAATGACATTTACATTGTTGACTACAAGACTAATAAAAGTATTGACGAGAAATCTTACTTTGATACCAGGACTAAGAAGAGTCAAATGATGAAGTATCCTATGAATAACTTAATGGACTGTAATAAAGTACATTATACTTTACAACTATCTACCTATGCATGGATGCTTCAGAAATTAAATCCTGATTTTGTTATTAAGAAGCTATTGCTTATACATTATGACCATAATGGTAACGTTACAGAACATGAGTTAGATTATCTTAAAGATGATGTGGAACGTATGTGTAAGCATTGGAAAAAACAGTGTATACTTGAGGAAATCAAGGAGAAGAGAAAGCCTATAGAGTTCTAATGAGCTAGTTCATAATCATAGAGTATCTTTCAAACTGGGATTTGAGATATTAAAAGTAAAGTATAATTAAAGCTCATTAGAAATCTATGGGAATTACTAATATTGTAAATGGACACTTAAATGAGTTACTAGGTAATAACGAAGAAATAGCTAAAGCTCGTATTAGAATATGTAAGAAGTGTCCTATTATGAAGGATTCGTTTATGGGGTATGTATGTAGCAGTAAACTGTGGCTAAACCCTAAAACAGGAGATATATCAACAGAACGTAAAGATGGTTATAAACGTGGATGCGGGTGTAGACTTAATGCTAAAGTTAGAAATATTAAGTCTTCATGTCCAGCATGTAAATGGTAAATGATTTAAATTATGAGTAATAACGGAACAATGGATGTAATGTTTGGGGGTAAAGGATTAAGCTTTGCCGGTGCAGATGGATTTAAAGATTTAAAGAAAGAAGCTGCTGTGGAAGCACATAATAAAGCAGTAGATACTTACACTAAAGCACTTAATAAGAACATTAAAGATGAATTGGAGAAAGCGGAGGAAGTAACAGAGAAGATGAATAGTATGGAAATTATGCCTATTAATTCATACGTATTGGTTAGACCTTATGCTAAGAATCCGTATCAAAAGATAGAAGTGACTAAAGGCGGACTTATTATACCAGAATATGACGGAGCATTTAAGAATCCAGACACTGGAGAGAAAGATACAGAGTATCAACTTTCAGTTGTAGCTAATGTTATAGAAGTAAGTCCTTTGTGTAAGTTTATTAAACCGGGAGACGATATATATTATAGACGTTCTTCTGGAGTACCTGTTCCGTTCTTCAGACAAGGATTTGAAGTTGTAGCTGAACAGCAAGTGCAGGTGGTTATTAATGAAGGTTTAAAAGAACGATTTAAAAGTATAGAATAATGGAAGAGAAAGTGTTTTATCAACCAGGAGATGTAGTAACATTAAGACAAGACATCCCATATAAACCTCAGATGATTGTAGTTAAGAAAGAGACGATGACGTTTAGACCATCTAAGGATGAGAAGAAAGATGAATATTTCAAGGGTATTAGATGTAGATGGTTCTCTACAAGAGGAGAGCTACAAGAAGCTATCTTTAATACTAAAGACTTAATTAAACTATAATGGCAACTAAGTTTCAACAAGGTGGGCAGGACGACCAAGAGTTGTTCTCTGCCTACCTTATTAAGTTATTTAAGCCTAAGTCTCAGCAGGAGTTTGAGGATACTATATCCAAACTCTCAGAGAGGGAAATTAATGAAATCTATAAACAATACAAGAGTATGGAGAATAATCAAACTATCATGGCTAAGATGGGAGCCAAAATTAACTACATTAGCAGATTGCAAGGTAAGTGTCCAGAAGGTTATGAGGTAGAGAGATTCATGGCTGGAGGATGTGTTAAATGTAGAAGGAAAGCAATGGCTGAAGGCAGTAAAGCTATGGACGTATTCAAAGATAAATGTGGAGGTAAAGCCAAGAGACGCATTAAGAAGAGCGAGAATGGTGATAAAATAGCAGTTAATAAGACTGATACTGTACACACCAGTAAGGGAATATATAATGTTAGTAATAAGAAGCTCCCTTATAAGAAGATGTCCAAAGCAGATTACAAAGGACTACCTTTAAAAGACAAAATGAAAGTTGATATGAAAGACCAGGCTAACGGCAGAGGTGCTAGCGGAGCAGGTGCAACTAGAGGTAGTAATATAGGTAAAAAGTTAAGAGGTGGCACTATTACTTCGTTCAAGTGCGGAGGAAGGGCTAAGAAGAGAATTAAGAAGAATATGGGCGGAACTGTTAGCAATAAATGGAGTATTCCTAGTAAAGCTAGCGGTGATGCTATTAAACACATTAAAGGTGGACCAGGCTCAGCAGATAGCACTAGAGAAATGAAATTTAATGGGTTTCAGAGGAAAGCACTAGCTGGTAAGCCTTATAAAAGCAAATAAATATGAAAGTATTCCTATTTGATAATGGTACTAATTCGGTGATTGTGAATGAGCCAGAGGTTCTTCTTATTAAGGAGTTCGCAGCTCTATGGACTAATGAAAGGAATAAGACCAAAGAAGACCCTACGGGAGTTTGCAAATCAAGAGCTTATAGAGAGCTTGTTTACATATGGCTAATGTTAGATTGGGCATCTCCATACTCTGATTATACAGAGCAAGAAAGACATCAATCATGTCTTCAGGATGCTAATTTAAGTGAAGAGGAATGGGCAGACCCAATCTTCAGAGCCGCATGTAGGAAGTACAGAGATATTCAAAACGAATCTAGAGCACTTAAACTCATTAAGTCTGCTCAAAGTGTAGTCGATAGAATTACTGATTACTTTGACACCATAGATTTATCCGAAAGAGACCCAGTTACTAATAGACCTGTTTGGAAAGTGGCTGATGTAATGAAAGAAATGCAATCAGTTTCTAAGGTTATAGAAGAACTTAAAACTCTTGAGTATATGTACAAGAAAGAGCAAGAGGAAGAGACTGGTATCAGAGGTGAAGGTAAGAAAGGACATTTAGATTAGTTATGGCTGGACGTGGCAGACCTAAGAAGAAAGTCGAAATTCCAGAAACAGTTCAAGAGTTAATACAGAGAGTAGAACCAGAGTTAATAGAAGCTGTTCAACATATGAATCCTGTCATAGAGGACAATTCAATTAAAACATCTAATGTTGAATGGGATGTATCATTAGATACCGAGATTAAGCATTTCGACCCTACTCTATCTTATGAGCTGACTGGATATCGACCAGTGGATGAAGAAAGAGGACTGGATTTTAATCCAGAGTGGTTCACTGAAGCTAGACAGATTAAACTAAGAAACGGTAAATACTGTGCTTATCCGGAAGGAACAAAGAAGTATAATGACTTTTGGGACGAAGAGGTTAGAAGATGTAATCGAGGATATGAATCACATGGGTATAGGATTACAGGTGATAATTACTTCTTCCTTAATTATTATAGGTTGAAAAATACTGATGTGTCTCAAGCTGGTACTGGTCGTGAAACTACATTCCCTTCATTCTTTAGTAAGCAGTATGAGTACTTCCATTACATAGAAATGTGTGAGAAATTGAAGAAAGATGTATGTGCCCTTAAAGCTCGTGGAGTCGGTTTTAGTGAAATTGCAGCATCTTTAGGAGTTAGGTTATATACAACTGTTAGAGGTTCGCATACAGTATATGTAGCATTTACCGAGAAATTCGTTAGTGACGTACTTCGTAAATGCTGGGAGCAACTTGAGTATTTAAATGCTGATACAGAAGGCGGCATGAGACACCTAAGACAGAAATATAATTCTGATATGCATAAGAGAGCTTCTCTTCTTACTAAAGACAGAGAAGAATTTGGATTCATGTCAGACATTATTGGCTTCGTAGTAGATGTTCCTCGTAAGCTACGTGGAGACCGTGTGGATAGATTGTTCTTTGAAGAATCTGGTTCTAACCCAATCCTAGTAAAGACTTACTTACAGAGTACAGCTCTTGTAGAGATTCTGGGTAATAAGTTTGGAACTAGATTTGTGTGGGGAACAGGTGGAGACCAGGGACCTGCACTTGACGGACTTAGTAAGATGTTTTATAATCCAGCTGGTTATAATTTCTTACCTTATAAACATAACCATACTAAAGACGGGTCTTATGCTTTTACCTCATTCTTCATACCTGCTTACACATTTGTAGCAGCAAATGGATATGTAGACGATAGAGGAGTTACTAATACTGCGAAGGCTAAGAAGTTCTATTTGGACCAAAGAGAAGCTCTACTAGCTAACCCGAAGGAGCATTTAATTGCATGTGCAGAGTTCTGTTTTACTCCTGATGATGCTTTGGCTCTTGAAGGAGATAATCAGTTTAATACTGTATTGTTAAGTGAGCAACTTGCTAATATCAAACTACACAAACTGGGACCACATATTGATGTAGGCCAGTTAGAGTATAACTTCACTAACAACCAGCACACAGAAGAAGCAATTGATAGTGTAAGATTTGTTAGTAACCCCAAAGGTAAAGTTAAGATACTTGAACATCCGATTAGAGGAGAACATGGAGCTGTACCTAGAAATTTATATGTTGCTGGTATTGACGGTATTGATATGGGTGGTGAAGACACTTCTGATAAGACTCAAGACCCTTCTGATTTCTGTGTAGTAGTTAAAAAGAGAGCTTATGGATTAGATGAACCTAAAATAGTGTGCTATTATAGGGACAGACCTAAAACTTTACGTGAAGCACATATGACATGTCTTAAGATATTACAGTATTACGATTGCCAGGCAGTTCTTGAATCTACTAGAATGTCTACTCTGCAATTCTTTAGAGAGAAACATAAAGAGAATAGACATTTGATGAGAAGACCTAGAGCTACTCAATCTGACATACAAGGAGGTCGTAGTAAACAATTCGGAGCTCCTGCTACTGAAGTAGTAATTAGGCATCAATTAGATTTAATAGCTCAACATATAGAAGATTATTGTCATAATATATGGTTTGAAGAAATTCTAGAAGAAGCAATTAAATACAGTTATGAGAATAAACGTAAGTTTGATATTATAGCTGCATGGGGTATGTGCGAACTAGGAGACGAGGAATTAATGGGAGTAGTTCCTAAAGAAATGGACAGTCCTAATAACAAACTAAGACCTTTCGGTTATTGGGTTGACGAAAGAGGAATTAGACATAAAGGAGTTATTCCAGAGAAACAACAGATAGTACCTAAGTTTAATTTATGGCCTACACAATACGATGACCCTACAAGAATTAGAAGTAGCAATCAGAGATTTATTCAAACAGATTTATCATAAAGAATATGTGGCTAAATTAAAGCTAGAAGAGCTACAAACTGCCGAGGGGACACATAGGGGTTATAAGTTAACACTTGGCATGAATAATATAGACAAGCCACTTATTATATCGTTTGAGGGTGGTGAAGTAGCGTATCTTAAATTTCTTAGACAGGAATTAAGAGATAGAAGATTAGGCGACACACATTATTTCCTAGGATATAAACAATATAACGGATTAGAGAGTTGTAATGAGTGCACAGAACAGGAGTGATGAGTACTTAATGGAGCATATTGATAAGGCAGTGTCAGAATTAGTATTTCCTAAGTACAAATTACAGAAAGCATATAATTATTATAATGGATATAGAGATGCCGAACAATATAGGTATCTAGAAGAGAATTTTGGAATAGGTAATCCTACTTCTATAGAATTTACTCCTCTTATCAGGAAGCATGTTGATGCTTTACTTGGAGAATACCTAGGTACTCCATTACTGCCTAAAGTGTCATGCAAGGATAAAGAAACTATATCTAAGATATCTAGAGATAAGGAATTACAAATTAATAAAGAAGTATATCAATACTTACAACAACATCTTAACAATCAGATACTAGCGTTCTTAGGAGGACAAGAAGTAACTGATAAGGCTGTAGAGGCTCAACTTAATAAGTTAGTAGAAGATATTAATAATAGCTTTGTTAGCGAGTATGAAATAGCTGCACAGAATGTTGTTGAGTATATAATCCAATCTAGAGATATTAACTTACTTACTAAGTTAAAGAACCTGTTACTTGACTTACTAGTAACTGGCATGAGCTTTTACCAGGTTCATCCTAGTAGGAAGAGAACTAATATAGAAATAGAGGTATTAGACCCACGTAATGTATTCGTTGATAGAAATCCAGAATCTGTATATGTTAGAGATAGCTACAGAGTAGTTATTAGACGTTGGTTAACTAAGCAACAAATACTTAATAAATATGGTCCTCAACTAGATACAAGTAGTATCAATGAATTAGAGGAGATGTTTGAGGGATATTACGATAGTAGTTATATATATGTACGCGCTATGAGCAATCAAGCTACTGGAGCTCCTATTACAGACGGACTCGAGGCGGGTAAAGAAGTAATACCTGGATTCCCTACCGACTACTATGAGACTTACAATTATAAGTTAATACCTGTGTTTGAAGTTGAGTGGATTGATGTTGATAAAGAAGGAGAAGATTATGTAGAGAATAGATATGAAGGAGTTAAAATCGGAGAATCTATTTACATTCTTACTGGTAAGTCTCCTGATGTAGTTAGAACTAAAGATAATCCTACACACTGTGGATTGTCAGTTAATGGTTTGTTCTTTGTAAACAGAAGTAACGAACCATATTCACTTGTGCTTGCATGTTCACATCTTCAAGACAAGTATGATTTGATTACTTTCTTTAGGGACAATGTAATTGCTAATAGTGGTACTAGTGGAGACTGGATTGACTTTAGTATGCTACCTATGGCTCTTGGTGATGATTTGACTGAAAGATTGCAGAAATTCATTGCCTATAAGAAGACTGGTGTGGCTCCTATTGATACTTCACAAGAAGGTAGGGCATTTAACAACAATACTTCTTTTGCTGGATTCGATGACTTATTAAAAGCTGATACTATTCAGGCATTTAATATGGCGTTGCAGATGTTAGAAGAGCAGACATCATCTATTACTGGAGTGTTTAGAGAGAGATTAAATGGAATAGAAACTAGGGATGCTGTTAGTAATGTTAAGGCAGGTATGAGAAACTCTTATATCATTACTAAATCTTACTATCAACAAATGGATACTTTGGCAGAGGATATTCTGATTGATTCTCTTAATTGTGCTAAGAAGGTATGGAAACATAAACCACTTACTGGAACTTTAGTGCTAGGTGACAAACTACAGAAAGTATTTACTGCTCTCCCTGAACATTTTACTTTTACTGACTATGATATTCATGTAATAGCTAGTAGTAGAATTATGGAGGAAATGCAGAACATGCAACAGTTAATGATTGAGTTCATCAAGAGTGGTCAACTAGACCCAGACATAGCTATGGAGTGCATGACTGCCAGAAGTATGACTGAACTCAAATCTAAATTGTCTAAAGCATTTCAAAAGAGAAGAGAAGAAACTCAGAACACTGCACAGATGCAACAACAGAACGAAGAGCTACAGAAGCAACTTCAAAAGGCGGAACAAGAGAAAGAGCAGCTTAATAATAAGATTGCATCTCTTAATGAAGCTAAGATTGCTATTGATAGGCAGAAGGTTGAATATGACTATGAGATTGGCCTTATTAAGGCTAACGCTGATAGAGATTATAAGCAGAGTACTTCTGACAATGACACCAAAAGAACAGATATTGAGATAGCCCAATTGTACGATGGGAATCAGCAGAATAACGAAGTGAAGAACGTATAATGGAATTAAAAATTAAAGTTTGCACTAACGATAGCTGTAAGGTAATCATACTTGACGATACTGGTACAGGAGAGAATGGCTATTTGCCTGAATCTTCTTCAGTCATCGTCAAGAACAGATTCAAGTACTCTGACACTGTATCTATTGATGTCTTACAACATAATAAGGCAGATGGGCCTGAAATACAACTTCCTGTTTACACTTTACATGATGACGGTAATAAGTCAGTAACTATGCCAGTAGGGTTTGATGGGTGGTTTAATGTATATCATATAGTTCTGCCGACTAAAGATTGGTTTGATAGAGAGATGGGTAAAACGGCTGGTTCAGCTGTAACTATGTATGCCACTGTGTACTATTCGGACGGCATCTACATCTATAAGTATTTTAATGGCACATCTACGACCGTAACTGTAGATGAGATAGTAGAGAGGAACGTAGAAGATACTACAATTTCTAGGACATATAATAATTACGTGTCTATTTGTTTTCTTAAGAAATGTTATATATCTTTGTGCCAGCAAATATTTAATAGCAGAGGTTTCAGTAAATGTTGGAGTAAGAATGCTGTAGCGGCCGAATTATCCTACAAGAGAGATTTAGTCTGGATGGCTATTAATGTAATCAAATATATGGTTCAATCTAATCAGTTAGCTGAAGCTGAACGAATCATAGAACAAATAGGAGGTTGTAATGGCTTGTGTAAATCAGAATACAGCAAATGGCCAGAGCAAGGCTGTGGATGCTCTCAAAGATAAGGTGATTTGTGAATACAAAGAACTGCTTAAGTATTTAGAACGGGGGCATAGATATGACTACCAACTAATTCTCGAAGAGATAAGTCTCATCGAATTGCTAGAAGAGAATGAAGTTAATAGGTCTGAATTTGTAGAACAATTTTATCTTAATAATAAATGGCAGATAACTCTATTTTAACACCAGGTGGTTCTGGAAATGAATGTATCAATCCTGTTAACGAACAAATTGATACTTCACAATTTCTGAAAGTAGATTACCGCTTAGGGGAGTTTGAGAGTGAGTCAGATAAACAAATTGCTAGAATTAATCTTGGAGCTGCTGGCATTAATGATGTCTATGATAAGACTTCAGCAGATTTAAAGACATTAGAGGCAGTTAAGACCTCAATGGATACTCACCTAGCTACTGAAGACCCACATAATATAATTCCTACTATAGAAAGTAAACTGGAGGGTTTTGTTAAAGAGGATGGAACCACACCATTCTTAGCACCTCAAACAGGTGTTGACCCGTTGACAGACTTTCATTTAACAACCAAGAGATTCGTGACTGCTTTAATGGACAGTCATTTAGCTAAAACAGACCCACATAATATAATTCCTCTTGTAGAGGAAATACTTAAAGTATATGTAACTACTGACCAGATTTATAGGAAGGTAGAGTTATATACTAGAGAACAAGTTGACGACTTAATCAAGAATTTCGTTAGACGTGACGGAACTACTGCATTTTTAAAACCACAGTTAGGAGTTACTCCAGTAGCTGATGGGCATCTATCTACTAAGAAATATGTAGATGATGTAATGTTTAAACATTTAGTTGATGCAGACCCTCACGGATTTGTAACGTTACTTAATCAGAGACTAAACAACTATTTCAGGAAGACTGAAACTTACTCTAGAGCAGAGACTTATTCAAGAGCTCAAATCGATGCAATTATTAATCACTTGGTAATTGATGCGGCTAGAGGAGCTATTGAGGAACATATTAATCAATATGACCCTCATGGAACTCTTAAAGAAATCTATAGTAAGCATTATGTACCTCGTGATGGTTCAGTTCCATTTACTGCCCCACAGAAGGGAGTAGATGCTGTAGAAGATGACGAATTAGTAACTAAGAGACAACTGGATGCTTCTATTGTAGAAGAGCCTGTTTGGATTACTAGTGGACCAGTTCAGACTACAGTAGGCTTCGTTGAAGATGAAACTGACCCAGGAGAGAAATTGAATCTTCAAGAGGTTATGGATGCAATCTTCTACGGTAAATCTGTAGATGTTAAAGCTCCTGCGTATGCTTTACTGGGTTCTATAGTAGACGTTGAACTATTCGTTAGAGGTTCTACTGGAGTGATATCTTATGCTGAATTATGGCAGAACGATGAGCTTATTGGAACATATACTAAGGACGATTTCGAATTAGGACAGTTGACTGTAAAGAGTTTACCTATTAACGAAGAAACTACTTTCACATTTAAAGTGTTCTATCCTAATGGTACATATCTGGAAGCTAGTTGTACTACTAAAGTAGCATATGACATATTTGTAGGAATCTTACCTAAATGGTATGCAGCCTCTAATGTTAATTATGATTACTTACTTCAGCTAGTTCAATCAGACCCAGAGAACAATAGCATTGACAGTTCTGGTGACTTAGTATCAGAAATCAAACACAAATATAATTTCTCAAGTCCTAAAGAGCTTAAGCAAATATTTGTAGCAATGCCTAAGGAATATCCAGACTTAGTTCAAATGACAACGCCTTCTCAACAGTTTGGTCTTGAATCATTTGACATTATTAGTGATATCCCATTTGAAATTCCTGGATTGTCAAATAGTAAAATATATAAGATATATGTATTCAAGGAGTCTCTAGTAACTCTCAACTTGGAGGTAACATTTAAGTTTGACCCAGCTAACATTTAATAAGTATGAGAGCATATAGTGAAATTATAGCAAGTTTTAGAAGAGGTGGTCCGTTCCCTATAGAAGCTGACTATATCTTCGAAACTGAAGCGAAACTGAAAGAATTTTATTCATCTCCTGAAGAGAATGCCATTTTACACAAGGGATTGTTAAAGGTAGTTGAAAATGACGGAGATGGTAATCAAGCACTATATTGGGTCACTAGAAAGGAGACTAACGATGAGTTAGAGTTTACTAAACTTATTACTTCTAAGAGTGATGAAACTATAGCTGACTTGATAACTAGATTAGAGCAGGAAATTAAAGATAGAAAGACAGCAGACGATGCTATCTGGGGAAGTGTTGACCATACTAGTGTACCAGAGGACTTAAACAGTCTGAAGGACATTGCAGAGGAAATTACTAAAATTAGAGAGCATCTAGGTAATCTAGACAGCACTGATGAGGAATTACAGAGTAATATTGATAAGGTACAAGCCGAACTCGATAAGACACAAGAAGGAGTAGGTTTGGGAGAAGACGGAGCTTATGTTCCTGATACTGAAACTACTTACCTTAAAGACTCTACATCTGTAATGGATTCTCTGCGCAAGCTAGACGAATTAGTGAATCATGCTATTCACTTTAACTGGGTCACACTAGAAGATACTCCAAGCATTGAATTAGATATTGATAGACAGATTACTGGAACTACAATATCTGGTAATGTTAAGGTATCTACTGATAGTGGTAACGGAATTACCATAAAGAATGACGGTCTATTCTATAAACTAACTACTGAATATTTAGACGGACTCTTAACTATTAAGGTTAACGATAATGTTATAGGGCAACATCAAATTGGTTTGTCAGCTATCGTAGAGGATGCTAAGTACGACCCAGATACGGAAGAGCTAGTTATAGTATTTAAACTTCTAACTGGTGATAAGCAAGTAGTTAGGATTCCAGTTGGAACTCTTATTAGAGAATGGGAAGTTGATAACTCTATTCCTGATAAGGTAGTAGAATTGGAGAAAGTGTTATCATTAGGAACTGGCGCTGATAAGCTTTCTGCTGACGTTAGGTTGTATACAGCTAAAGATAACATCTTAGTAAAAGAAGGAAATGCTCTGTATGTTAAAGGTACTTCCGATAACATTACACATGATTCTAAAGCCTTGGATGTTGTTATTAGTGAATTACAAAGTGATATTGATAGCCACCTTAAAGATTTCAACAATCCACATAGAGTCACTCCAGCACAGATTGGAGCCATTTCTTTGCCCGAAGTTGAAATTCTACTAAAGTCTAAAGCAGATTTAGTAAGTGGAAAGGTTCCTAAAGAACAACTTCCAGATGATATAGGTGGTGAAGTAACTTGGATTGACGTAGAAGGTGATGAAGAAACAGTATCCTAATAGGCCCGCTAATATGAGCCAGTTGGACTATTTGTGGACAACATATGGCCCATATACGGTGTCGGACTCAATAGACGTTGAAGACTCTATTCCTTCTTCTAAAGCTATCAAAGATGCTATTGCTACCCAGGTAACTGGTATAGTAGAACTCGATACTCAAGAAGAAGGTAATAAGGTTAGAGTTATAGGTAAAGGAGGAAGTGGTGAGGAAATATCATCAATCCTTCTTGATAAAGATACTAAGATAGTTTCGTTTGAAAGACATCTTATAACACAAGAGGATATAGATAACGGATTCGGTAATGCACTGAATGAGGAATGGCTGATACTTACTGCTTCTAATGGAGATAGATTTGAAGTGTCTCTGGAAGACTTTGTAGTTAAAGGACAAATAACTAATACTATTATTACCCAGACTAAGAATGGTAATATTGCATCAGAATTAAAAATTAATAATCCAATTACTAATAGGTCTGTAGATTTATTAACTTCAAACTTTGGAGTTAGGGCAGACTTAGTAGTTGATACTGATGCTGATTCTAACATAGTTATTACTAAGGGTGATAAAGGAGTTGTTTGTAAATTTAGTTGGGAAGGTACAGAATACCCAGTAAGAATTAAAGCCGTAGATACTTACGATGAGTATTTACTACAGACTTTGGAACCTAATACCATTTACTTCATAAAGGACATTAAGTCTATTTACCTTAATGGAGTTAAATATGCCTCTGAAGGTGGTGGAGGTTTAGACCCTGACTTATATTATACTAAATCAGAAACTGACGCTCTTATATCTAATATCGAAAGTGATTTAGACAATAAAGTTAGTTTGGTTGATGGTAATATAGTATTAGAGGAAGGTCAAGGAATTGTGGTTAATCGTAGAGACGGTGTTCAGAATTTAATATCATCTGACAATTCCGGAGGGTTTAAACTTGGTAATGTTAATTCTTATCTGGAGATATATACTAACACAAGACCAGCTGTTGTAGTAGGGGAAGACACTGATTCACTTGCATTAATGTCAGACTTGACTTCTTATACTTGGAATGAAGTAACTACTGCTAAAGCTACCAGACTCGCTGATTTACCAGAGAGTTATCCAGTAGGAACTTTAACAGTTAAGCATTCTGAAGGAGAAGTTAGTTACGACGGTTCCGAAGATGTATCTATTGACTTAACACATATACAACAATCAATTAATACATTGAAAGATACTATGGAGTACTTACTATCTACTAAACAAGATAAGCTTGTTAGTGGAGTTAACATTAAGAAGATTAATGGTAAGTCAGTACTCGGTAATGGAGATATACTTATATCTTCTGATTCTACAGCTATTAGATATAAGGGGTCTGTAGCTACTCGTATGTATTTACCTTCTGCTCCAGAAGTAGGTGATATTTACAACGTTATTAATGACGGTGCTAACTATGCTTGGAATGGAGAAACTTGGGAAACATATGGAACTATAACTCCAACTGGAGTAGATTTGTATAAGAATGCCAGTGGTGAAATAACTGGCGGGGAGGTAAGATTCAGTGATAATACTGTGCTCCCTATTAACATATTTATTAAATAACATCATTAAATTTTATGGCGCAATTAAAATTTTACAGAGGGTTAAAAGCCAATTATGTAGCTGAAACTACTCACAAGGATGGGATTTACTTTGCTACAGACACCAATGAAATCCTTATGAATGGTAAGGCTTACACAGGAGCTCTAGCTGCTGGTAAAGTCGTTACTAATGTAGCCTTGTCTTCTAATAAAAGCAAACTGGTCATTACTTACTCTGATACCACTACAACAGAGATTGAAGTAGGTAGCGGTAAGTATACATCAGCTATTGAAGACAAAGATTTAGCTATGCCTAATGCTGTCGGTGGTATCGCTAAAGGAACTAAGGTAAGTGCTCTGGAAGGACAGACATATGATTATATGTGGGATGAACTGCTGTTCCCTACTATTAATCCTACATTTACTGCTCCTACTGCAAGCATCTCATTTAAGAGTTATTCAACTCCTCAAGAAGTTGGAGCTACTGCACCTACTGCTGCTAACTTCAACACTAGTCTTAATAAGGGAGCTATTACCTTAAATGGAACAAAACAAGCAGACAGGTCTGGTAACTTAGATGCAGATAATTCATTTATCTTCGTAAATGGACAAGAGTCTAACACAACTCTGCCTACTACTGTAACACTTGGTAATACTACTTATACTTATAAGGCAGCTTATTTGCAAGGACCTCAACCTAAAGATAACAAAGGAAACAATTATAGCACTCCACTTGCAGCTGGTTCGGTTAACTCTTCAGCTATCACACTTAATGGTACATATCCTTGGTATGCATCTACAAGTACAGCTTCTTCTGGTACGCCTGTGGTTAAACAAGCTCTTATTGCTTGGAATACTTCTACTGGAGCTATGACTACTCCTAGATTTGAATTACAACCTTCTGGTACTCTTCCACAGGTATTCAAGCTGCCAAGAGCTGTCACTCAACTTCAAATGTTGAACACAGTATCAGGTAACATGGAAGTTATAGGACTTAGTGACTGGACTAAGACAGAAGAAGAGATTACTATTGGAACCACACCTGTAACTTATTCAGTTTACACTTACAATGGTTCTACTAGAGGTTCAGTAACTTTAATCGCTAAATTCTAATTTGACATATGGCAAGAAATAAAGGTACATTCCAATTTGCAGCCAACTTTGAGGTTAAACTTCAAGGTGCTTTAGACCCAAGAATCTTAGTAGATAATAAGTCTGAACTTATTAATAAAGAGACTTGGCCGTATGATGGCGATACTATCTACGTATATAATGGATTGTTAGTAGCCGTTGCTGCTGATAAGGCAATTTATATGCTAGTTGATAAAGATAAAATTCTGGAAGCAGATTACTCCGGATGGAAACAAATGGACGTTGCTGCTGCACAGACAGTAGAGATTATTAACAACTTAAATTCTTCTTCTACCACTGCTGCATTGTCAGCTAATCAAGGTAGAGTATTAGGACAGAGAGTTACTACCCTTGAGGGCAAAATTTCTTCTGTATATTCATACAAAGGCTCCAAAGCTACTTATGCAGAACTTCCTAGTGATGCAGCAGCAGGTGATGTATGGAATGTAGAGGAAGCTCATGACAATCATCCAGCTGGTACTAACTGGGCATGGACTGGTACAGCATGGGATGCTCTGGGTGGAGCTATTGACCTGTCTGCATACTACAATAAGACTCAAGCAGATGCTGCAATTGCAGCTGCTGTTGATGCAGAGAAGACTTTAAGAGAAGCAGCTGATACTGCATTAGACGGTAAAATTACTACTAATACTAAAGCTATTGCTAAGATTAATGGTGGTGCTGATACTGAAGGTTCTCTAGCTAATACTCTGAAACAGGCCAAAGATTATGCAGATACTAAAGTTAGTGATGTTAGTAATTTAGTAGCTAATAAAGTTGATAAGGTAGAAGGTAGTACTCTGATTCCAGAAACTAAACTTGCACTTATTGACACTAACGCTTCAGATATTGATGCTCTAGAAGTTAGAGTTGCTGCTAACGAGGCTAAACTTGTTGGAATCACCACTACTGTAGTTTCGACAATTAATACAGCTATCGATGCAGCTATGGCTTGGCACGAAGTAACTGAATAAAACACATAATATATTAAAATGGAGAAAATGTTTGTACACGTAGCGAAGAAGTCCACATTTACCAGTGAACTACAAGAACAATACACCAATAGTATTGTTTTCATTAAAGATTCACAGGAGATTTATACTCATGGAACGTTCTACGCTATTCCTGATTCTTACAAAGGCAAAATTACTTCATTGGAGAGTGCTGTGGCAGCTTTACAGGCTGCCAAGGCCTTCTCTAAAGTTTCTGACGGTACTAATGTTGCAGAGTCTCCTTCTCATGACGGAACTCTTAAATTCAACAAAGGCTCTAATGTAAATATCACTGTCGGAACAGATGGAGTAACAATTAGCGCTACAGATACTAAATACACACAAGGTTCTGGTATCTCTATTGAAGGTACTACAATTAATCACTCTAATTCAGTAACTGCTGGCACAGCTAAAGGTGATAATAGTAAGACATTAACATTTGGTGGAACGTTTACTATTCCTAGCATTACTTATGATGCACAAGGACACGTTACAGCTAAAGGAACCACTACAATGACTATGCCAGCTGCTCCTTCATTTACTAACTGGCGAGCTAAGAATGTTGTTGGCGCTTCTGCTACAGCTACAGCTGATGCAGCAACTACTAATGCTACTACATTCTTGAACTTAATTGAGAATGGTGCAGTAAGAAGCTCACATCAAATTACTGGTACTGGTAAAGTAACAGTTACAGCTGATGCTACTGGTAAAGTAACAATTAATGGTGCTGCAACCACGGCTGCTTCTGGTTCTGCTAATGGTACTATTGCAATTGACGGAACTGATGTTGCTGTTAAAGGATTAGGTTCTGCTGCATATACAGCATCATCTGCATATGCAACTGCTGCTCAAGGTACTAAGGCTGATAATGCTGTTCCAAATACTAGAACTGTAAACGGACATGCACTTAGTGCTAATGTTACTGTTACTAAAGCTGATGTAGGCTTAGGTAACGTAACAAATGAATCTAAGGCTACAATGTTTACAAACCCAGCGTTTACTGGAACTCCTACAGCTCCTACTGCTGCTGGTGGAACTAATACTACTCAAATTGCAACTACTGCATTTGTAATTAACGAGATTGGAAGTAAGATTTCTGCTGCTCAAGCACTTAGATTCAAAGGAACTATTGGCACAGACGGTGATGTAACTGAACTTCCAGCTAATCACACAGTCGGAGATACTTACGTAGTTAAGGCTGCTGGTAACTTTGCAGGCGAAGGCTGTGAAGCAGGTGACATGATTATTTGTGTTAAATCTGGAACGACTGCTGCAAATGGTGACTGGTCAGTTATTCAGAGAAACTTAGACGGTGCTGTTACTGGCAAATCCCTAACTGCTAATGCAGTAATTTTAGGTAACGGTGGTTCTACTGTTAAAGCTTTAGCTACTGGTACTGCTGGATATGTACTGAAAGCTACTGCTAGTGGTCCTGCATGGCAAGCAGAGAAAGACACAGTTTATACTCACCCTGCTGGAGGTGCTCCTAGTAAAACTTCTGGATTCTATAAATTCAGCACAGATTCTACTAGCCACGTTGCTTCAGTAACCGCTGTTACTAAGGCTGATATTACTGCTTTGGGTATTCCAGGAGCTGATACTAATACTACTTATACATTTGCTAATGGTACAGCTGGTAGCTTTACTGTAACTCCTTCCGGAGGAAGTGCTAAAACAGTTAGTATTGGTAAACCTGCTACTGCTGGTGCAGCTGATACTGCTGCTAAATGGGCTACCGCTCGTACTATCACAGTCAGTGGTGGTGTAACTGGAAGTGTTTCTCTAAATGGTTCTGCTAATGTTACGTTAGCTACTACTCTAGCCAATCTGGCTTCTAATAAGGTAACTGCAATGACTGGTTATACCAAACCGTCAGATACAGGTGCAATTGCTGCTGGTGATTCACTTAATGCCGCTATTGGTAAACTAGAAGCTGCATGGGATTGGGTTGAACTATAATATATGTACAAGAAGGAGGGAGTAGCATCCCTCCTTTATTTTATAATGATTAAAATTTAAGTGATATGGCAATTAATAAGAAATTAATTCACTTTAATAAGAAAACTACTTTTAACTCACAGAAGTTATCAGCCAATGCTTCTAATACTCAATATCAGGTAGGAGGTACTGGAACTGTTCAGACTGGAGCTCCTGACATTAACTATCAATCTATAGTTTATATTAAAGATTCTAAAGAAATTTGGACACACGGACAGTTCTATGCTACCGCTGTAACATGGAGTACCATTACAGGCAAACCTAGCTTTGCTACTGTAGCTACTTCAGGTAATTATAATGACTTGAGTAACAAGCCTACAATTCCTACTAAGTTACCTACTCCAAACGTATTAACCTTTACTGGTGCAGTAACAGGTACATGGGACGGTAGTGCTGCTAAAACAGTAAATATACCTTCTGGTTCCTCATATACACTACCATTAGCGTCAAACAGTACTCGTGGAGGTATCAAGTTATCAAGTAGCACACAGGGAGGAACTCCTAACGGAATTACTACAACTTCAGGCAGAACATATGCTGTTCAGGTTAATAGTAATGAACAAGCAGTAGTAAATGTTCCTTGGACTGATACTAAATACAGTTTACCAACTGCATCAGCTACTACACTTGGTGGTGTAAAAGTAGGAAGTGGTTTGGCAATTAGTAATGGTGTTCTATCTGCTACAGGTGGTGGAGAATCCGACTCAGTTGCATGGGGCAATGTGACAGGTAAACCATCATGGATTGGTTCTTCTAAACCTTCTTATAGCTGGCCAGAAATCACAAGCAAGCCTACCTTAGTTAAACAAGTAGAACCTGGAACTCCCAGTACGGATTGGCAATCAGCGTATGTTCCATTAGATATTACATACAGTGATACGTCTATTTTTCATAATATCATTTCTTTACCTATGGCTTCTCCAGCAAGCGGTAATAGTCGAGGTCGTGCAGGTTTAATAACTGGTGTTGATAAGAAGAAACTTGATGACTTTACAGATACAAAGAACACAGCAGGTGCAACAAATTCTTCTGATAGACTATACCTAATTGGAGCTACATCACAAGGAGCTAATCCACAAACTTACAGTAAGAGTGGTGTTTACATAGAAGATGATGGAATTCTTATGTCTTTGCAAGGATTTGAAGGTGGTGCAATTACATCAGCAGCAGCTATCTATGCAGCTAATGGATTCTTTGATACATCTGATGCTAGAGTAAAAACTAACGTAGTAGAAATTGATGCAAGTAAAGCTGATGCTGTTAGACTAGTAGAGTTTGATAGAACAGACAAAAAACATCATGGCTATGGAGTAATTGCTCAAGAACTTGAGAAAGTGTATCCAGAAATGGTGAACACTGATAGTGAAGGATTTAAATCAGTTAACTATAACGAACTTGCTATGGTTAAAATTAAATATCTAGAGGATAAAGTTGCAAGACTTGAAGCTCTAGTTGGAAGATTACTTGCAGAGTAATTATTATAATCTCATAACGTTTTCATTAAGAAGGTCGCCAATAGGCGGCCTTTCTTTGTTTGTACCTGATTACTAAAACCACCTATGCAATAAATTAATTGTTGACGAGTGTTAAATAATTTGGTAATGTCCAGAATTTAACGTAACTTTGCAACATCGAATTTGGAAGTATAGTATATTTATATATTATGCCCTCAACAGATATTGTATTATTTATCGTAAATTTATTTAATTATGGCAGAATTTCTAACAATGGACGAAGCTAAGTCAAAGTTCGGTACTAAAGGAAGAACAAACGCTGGACTTACACTTGGTATTATCGGTACTGCATTAGCAGCTTTCGCTGGAAACAACGGAGGATGTGGTTGTGGTAACGGTGGCGGAATCCTTGGAAACCTCTTTGGAGGTAACAACAACTGTTGCGCTATGCAGGCAGCTGAAAATGCTAAAACCTTAGCTATGGCTCAAGGACAGCAAGCTGATAACCTATCATGGGCGAACAGAGTACAATCAATGCAAGACGACATTGACCTGTACACTTACGTTAACAGCCGTGCTTTGGCTACTAACGAGAGAATCGGTAACGAGTCTCAAGTTTTAACTAACCAAATCTGGAAAGGTAGAGTAGAAGACCTTCAAGAGAAGAGTGCAATGTACGTAGATATCGTATCTCGTGATAATGCACAGAATTTAAGATTATGTGATGAGCTTTATAAGAGGAGAGAACAAGATGTTCAGGAGAAAGCTGATTTGTTCGCTAGACTAAGTACTAGAATCTCTGATTTAGAGAAGAAAGAAGCTGCTACAGCTGCTGCTCTACCTCTAATGTTCGAGCTTAACAAAGTTAATGCTGAAAGATACACTGATGCTTGCTGCTGCAAGTCTGAAACTAATCTGTTAATGACTGCTAATGGATTACAGCGTCAACTTGACCACAAGATTGATGGACAGTTGAAATATGCTTACAGTGACCTGTGTGCACCTGTTCCAAGTATAGCTCCACTATACTGTAGCCCATTCACAAGTTACGGAACTGGCATGTATGCTGGAACTGCCGCTAGTAACTTCAACGCTGTAAATACAGCTATTAACACAGTTACAGGCGGATGTCCTTCTTGTACAGCCCAATAACTTAAGATAACCCATAAAAGGGAGGCTACAATCTAAGTGGTCTCCCTTTTATTATTTAATTCAAATTTAATTATCGTATGAAAGTTAAAATTACACCAACTGGAGAAAGTGCTCAAGTAATGGAGTTTAATGTATCGTTACCGTGTGGGGCAAATGCATCAATTGCTCCTGTGTCTACATTAACAGTTACACAGAGATGGGCAAAAGTCGTTAACGTTTCAACTACAGGAACGGAGTACGTACAAGTTACTAAATTTGATGTTATTCACAATATCCAATACACTGATTGTAAAGGAAATGTAAGAGTGTCTACAGAGTCTACATCTACGATTATGGAGACTGCTGCAACTAGTGAAACTATTACCACTTTGACACCAACAGTAACTAAAGTTATAGATGTGATTATACCTAACGGAGTTAGTATTGTTAGTCAACAAGTACTTGATGAATTGCCTACTTCTCTTCCTGTTAAGGGACATTGTGCATATTCAGTATTTGATGTTAGAGTAACACCTGCTCCTGCACCAACAGCCGCAATTGCGTCAATAGCTAAATCTAAATAACATGTTTGGACAACCATTCGGTAGTAACTACACGGATTTACAGAACCATTACATGCAACAATTACAAGCGATGCAACAAGCTCAACAAGCACAGCAGAAGACCCAACCTATTCTAGATGAAATAAACAGAGAGGTTGGGTCTCTGTCTTTAGATGAGCAGAAGGTTCTAGCACAGATGCCAGAATATCAAATGGCTAAGCAAACCTATGAAGCTGGCTTTATGTCATTCTTAGGCACTAAGTTTAGTCAAGAGTTCGTGTCATCAGCAGATGGTAAAGTAGCAGCTGATAATCTATTAGCTACTATTAGAAAGAGTAAAGAGCACATTCATGCTCAATTAAAAGCTAAAGAAGATAAGGTTAACACATTATTAGAACTTGTGGAACAGGACCCAGAGATTAAGAAGAGATTAGACGAAGTTATGTTAAGTAAAAGTAAGTAATGAGCGATAAAGAAATTGTATTTCAAGCTATTAATAAGTATGCTAAAGACTTGGCGAGTAACCTATTTCATTTTAATAGCGTGGCAAGTCAAGCTGTTATCACATACGTAGTTAAGAATATGGAAGATAAATATGGTAAGTATTTAGACATATTCACAGATGTGCACGGCAATATTAATCTAGAGTTGCTTGCCAATGCAGTTAAAGCAGAGATGAAAGAGAAGTCTGCTGATGGGTTTGTAGTTAACATTCTTAACAAGCCAGTAAGGTTTGGAGAGGACGACGTTAATCAATTAGTAGAAATATTTAAGACATTTAAACAGAACAATTAATCCAAATTCGAGCCATGATTAATTTACGATTAGAGAGAACTTATAAAGGTGTGTCTTATACTATAGGGAAGCTGTACCTAAACGGCAAGTATTTCTGTGACACTCTTGAGGATACAGACAGAGGGCTGAAAGATACTATGCCTACAGAGGAAATTGAGAAGATTAAGGTGTATGGTAAAACCGCTATACCTACCGGCACATATAAGGTTGATATGAATACAGTCAGTCCTAAGTTTAAGGATAGGACTTGGGCTAAGCCATATAGTGGTAAATTACCTAGATTATTAGATGTTAAAGGTTACAGTGGAGTTCTTATTCACGTTGGTAATAAACCAGAAGATACATTGGGATGTCTTTTAGTTGGAGAGAATAAGGTTAAAGGGCAAGTTATTAATAGTACTGCTGCATTTAATAGACTTATGACTGAACTTAATAAGGACAAGAATATAGAAATAACTATTGAGTAATGAGCAACTTTGATAAATTATTTGGAAGAACTTATAGTACAGTAGGTAACTCTGATTCTGACTTTATTATTAAAACTAGAGGACAGGTTAAGGTACAATGGGGCAAGAAGTTCATTGACATTATAAAGGACGGTAAACTTAATGTTGATGCAGAGGTCATTAAGAAAGTATCTTCTCCTGACAGAATAAGTTCTGATGGTATTTATTATGTGGAGAGCACTAATGAAGTAATGCTCAAAATAGGAAATACTGTTATCAATTTATCTGATGATGGGTCAGGAACATTTGTATCGTTTTTATCTAAGCAAGACACTACAGAAGAGCAGAAGGCAGTAGCCTGTTCTAATATAGGATTCAGATATGAAACTGAGGAGGCTGCTACTTTAGCTGGAGTAAGGAATGGGGTGGTTTTTATTGATGAAACTGAACGTTTCTTTATTGTCAATGATGGAATATTTACTAAGTATCCGTCTGAAATAAGTATGCCTTATACAGGCCAATTTGTTATCCAGAAGTCTGATAGTTCTGTAGGGGCTATAATCATAAATGGAGAGGGAATTGGCAATGCTCTTGTATTAGGTACCACTTCTAATGGAGCTTCTTTATATAGAGAGAACGGTGCTACATATGTGAAAAACAGTGCAGGCAACATAATACTAAGAATAGGTAATTCAAACGTGGTAGTTGCAGGAACGTCTGAAACTATCTTCTCTACTGATATTACAACTAGCGGCTCTGTCATATCTGACTCTATCTCTTCAAATTCGTTTTCAGATAATTACGGATTTAAATTGTATATAGAGAACGGTAAATCTAAATTAGTAGTTGACAGCGTTATAGAACGTAGCCCTTCTGACAATTCTGTAGAAGTAACCTTTTCGGAGCTGTTGGAACTCATCAATAATGAAGACTTGATAGTAGGGGCTAAGTATGTAATAAAAGACTTTCAGAATGAGTGGGAACTAACTACTGAAGATGATACACAGGAGCCTTCCAATGAGGATGACACAAAAGATGATGAAGAATTAACTGATGAGAGTGAAAGTACTCCAGACCCTCCTGTTAACACACGACCTCTAGTAGTTACAGCAACCACTACTTCTACTTTAAATCCGATAGCATATTATAAAGACTTTCCCAGTTGGGAAATTGAATATGATGTGAATTACCAAGAAGTGTTTCAACTTCCTGGAATTGATGAGGATGGAGCATCTGTAATGGAAGATGTAATGGCTAAGGGGAGAATTACTAAATTAACAGATGAGAAGGGCAATTCCTGTAACTATGACTTTAAACATCTAAAATTTAAAATCACTGAAGACGGTGTAGATAAGTGGATTTATACATTTAGAAACGGAGAAGAGGATTTAAGTTTAACTGATACATGTAGGAATAATGTATTAACTGTTAATAATTACGAGATTAAATCTGAAACTGTAACTGTACGTGATAATGGTAATATTGTTACATTACAAGGAACTCTTTCTGATAACAACTTTGGAACTATTAATAGTAACTTTAACTTTTCCGGGACTGCTAATAAATTGAATGTGTCCAGAACATTAGAGAATGTAACATTTAAAGAAGATTCTACTATAGATGAGGTAGCTATTAGAAGTCTTACTAACGTAACATTTAATGAATCGTTCTCAAGGACTACATTCCATTCAGATATAAACGATGTTGACTTTGATACTACTGTATACGCTCTACTTTATGATAATGAAAAGGTAAAAGATGTATATTACAACAATAATACAGTCTCTGTTATTTGTATTCCTGATATGTCAACTGCAACATCTGGAATACCTGCGGGCACAATAGTAATGTATAACGGAACATCTGGAATACCTGCGGGCTGGGCTATATGCGATGGTACTGAAGGTACTCCTAACTTGACTGGCAACTTCATTAAAGCCAGTGAAACTGCTGGTGAAACAGGGGAATTTATACCTGCAAGCTCCGGTAGTTCAACTGAAACTCCTATTACATATTACTCATTAGTGTTTATTATGAAATTGGCTTAATGGAGATAGCAATATTTAGTGATAGATTACTAATTTACATTAAATTAAGAATAATTAGTCTTTAATTTTAAGGTATGGAAATTTATCACTAAATTTGCAAATAACTTTAAAAGGGAATAATATGGACATGAAATTAGAAGAATTAGGTTTTGACGATGAAGACCTGCTAGGTGAAAACGGTGTAGTGCAAACAGGAGACCCTGATGATGACATTAAACGTTGGATTGACAATGATACTCCAGTAGATTTGGATGAACCATTGGACAATCAAGAACCACCTAAAGAAGGTGACGGAGATACAGAACCTACAGAGGATGATTTAATCACAACTATGCTCAAAGCTAAAGGAATCAATCCAGAGGCTATTAAGTTCCAAAATGATAACGGAGAAGTAGAAGAAATTCCATTCTCTGAACTATCTAGGGAAGAGCAATTAGAGCTTTTAAACTATGATGATACAGATTATAATTATGGTTTAGAGCCAGAAGAGATTGACCTTATTAACGAGCTTAGAAGAAATAATTTAAGTGTAGATGACTATTTGGAATCTCATAGACGTCAAGCTATTCAGGATTACCTAGACCACCTAGAAGATGAACCAGAATATCAAGTAGATGGCATGACAGATGATGAACTATTTATTGCAGATTTAAAGGCAAATGTCCCAGAACTTACTGATGATGAAGCTTTAGAACAGTTAAATCTTGAGAAGCAAAACGAAGCTCTCTTTAATAAGAAGATGAGCGGAATGAGAGCTAGCTATCAGCAACGCGAAGAAGCAGCTATGCAGCAAGCTCAAGCAGAAGCAGAAGCTCAACAGAAAGAAATGTATGAAGCTTACGAAGACGAAATTTTACAAGCTATTCAAGATAACGAAACTATAGATTTGGGAGAGTCATCATTAACGCTATCAGAGGACGATATGAATGAAATTGCTTCCTTTATCTTAGATTCAGATGCTGCTGGAGTAAGATACTTAGCCAAAGCCATTAATGACCCACAAATGCTAGTGCAGATGTCGTGGTTTGCTCTTAAAGGACAAGAAGCTATACGTCAAATCTCCGAATATTATAAACATCAGATTACAGAGCAATCCAAAGCCAATTATAAGAAAGGTTATGAGGATGCTAAGGCTGGCAGAGCCTCTAATCCTGCTAAGACTGTAGTTAAAAGACCAGAGCAGCAAACTGGTCGTAAACCTAAAACAACATCTATTTACGATTTAGATTAAAATCCAAATAAATTATTATGATAGTAGCAAATTTCGTAACTAATCGCGCCACTATGGGCGACACTAGAACTTATGAAGACTTCTATAAGTTTCTAGGAACTAAACCAACTAGACTTGGTGTAGTATCAAGACTCTACCCAGAATTGACTGCTTCTTACCTAACAGAATCTTTGAGAAACATCTTCTACATGGATTCTAAATCAAATAACAAGTACAGAAGCATTGACTCAATGTACTTTGAATGGGAAGTTGAAACCAACTACATTAAGAGAGTTGAGTTTGCAGATGTACCAACTGAAACTGGAGAGAACGGAACTGAAATCGTAATGGCTTTCAAAGAGAACTATTACCAGAAGTACGACATCTTCAAGATTGACAAAACAATGCAGCAATGCTTTGTAACCCAGAGACCAGTTCGTAAAGCTGATAATTACTGGGAAGTAACTGTTAGAATTATTGACAACGACTACTCTAGTGTTCTTGACCTTAGCGGATGCCAAATTGGTGACACTACTCGTTTCCAATCTAACGCTATGCCAGAAGCACACGAAGAGGGATATGTTAAATATCAATCTAACATTGAAAGACACAGAGGTTATATTACTACTCACAGATGTGATGACAGTTATACAGCTCTGTATGCTGCACAAGAAGACGTTCTTATTAAAATAGGTGAAGGTAAAGGTAATGGTCAGATGTCTGAAACTATGTACCGCATGGATAAGACTCAATCTAACTTGCTGAAGAACTTCCTATATGTAAGAAACAACGGTTTGCTGTTCAACAAAACTAACGTTGACAAGAATGGTAAACCGACACTGTTCGACCCTGACACTGGTCGTCCTATCTACATTGGTGATGGTATCATCCCACAAGTAGAAAGATTTGCATCTAAATATGCATATAATAAGCTTACTGTGGAAGCATTCACTACTGCTATCGCTATGATGAATGAAAAGAGTGAGAATCCAACTAGTAACAAATATGTACTTATTTGCAATGAGAAAGCTTGGCAAGACGTACAAACTTGTCTATCAGAATGGCTTGCAAGATTCAAAACTTGCGGAACTTATCTGTGGTCTAAGAAAGCTAACGGCTATGTTGACGTTGGTGCTACATTCCAATCTTATGAAATCGGTGGTAACACAATTTCATTCAAGGTTGACCGTACATTCTCTCGTGAATGGGGTAGCGACAAGGGCTTCATGCTAATGTTAGACTTGACTGCTGACAAAGTAAGTGGAGAACCAGCTATTCAAATGTTCACTCTTAAAGGTGGTGACTTCATCTCTAATAAATATCCAGGTGTTGGTGGACTTGATGGTCTAAGCTCAGGTGTAGTTTCTAGCCCTGTAGCAGCTTCTAAACTAATCAACTGGGGTTATTCTGGTGTTGGTGTATTCTCACCATACAGAAGCTTTATTATGAAAGAAGTGTAATTAAATAAGTAGATATTGTGGGGAAGGCATAGACCTTCCTCACATTATTTTACAAGATAGTAATTTATATTAAGTAAATGATTGAAATAATATGGCTAATGAAACAGACAACATAATTGTCTTAAGAAGTGTATTCGGTAAAGTAGGACAAAAGTACTTCCTTAATCCAGTTAGAGACCCACAGACAGGCAGATACCCTGACTGTGTAAGACCAGTAGATAGTAAAGGTGATATGCTATTAAGAGGAGAAGAAGACAAAGGTAAATGCTTAATTGCAGAGAACCGTGTATTTATTATTGAAGACGGTAAAACATTTGACCTTAATGACCCTTGGCAAGCAGCTGAATGGTATTCTATTCAACACTGTCCTATGATTGCTATGTCCCGTGACCAACGTGATAAGAATGGTAATCTAGTGATTGACGGTGACTCTAAGAGGTACGGGGGAGCTGAACTTTACGTTGAAAGACCTGGTTACGAAACTAATAAGCGTGTTAATAAGAGACGTCTTATCCATGATGCTGAAGAGTATATCATTAAAGACCCACAAGGTGCTGCTGGTAGACTTAAAATGGCTAAATTGCTTGGACGTAACATGCGTAATGCTCCTGATGCCGACGTAGAAGACTTCTTGATGAACATTGCGTCTAAGGACCCAGAGAAGATTATTAATCTATATACTGGTGATGACATTGCACTTAGACTTCTGTTTATTGATGCTAAAGACAAACGTGTAATATACGTTAAGAATAAAGTATATCTATATAGCGAGAATCAAATACCATTGGGCGCAAGTGATGATGCAGTTATTACTTGGATGAAGAGTCCGCAGAATAGAAGGACTCTTGAACTAATTAAGAGGGACACATATCCGGAACTGTATGAACAACCAGAGCCTGATTTTACTAACAAAATTAAAGATGAAGAGACTAAGAAGTCATCTTCAACTGGTAATTATATTAAATAATGACTGCTAGACAGGTTTATGAAGGAACCGCTACTGAAGTAAATAAAGTACAGTCTATGACTCTATTATTAGAGGATTTTAACTACTTCTTTAATAAGGCTATATATCAATATATTAATAAGAGATATAATATATATGATATTAACCAACAGACTACTGACGACATTAGGGTTCTAAAAGCTACAATAGCCCTTCCTGTAACACTTGCTACGTCCGCTTACGGAGACACAGAAGGTCTTGATTCACTATATGGCGCGACGTATGAAGTGGAATTACCTAGTGATTACTTACATTTACTTAATTGTGTATGTGATTTTGAACTAAAGAAGACTTTCAAATGTTATAACGCTGGCTCCAGAGTTCAAGTCGGAGCTAGCCGTTTAACATCTGACGCATGGTCTCAAATCATTCAGAATATCTATATGAGACCTAGCTATAAACGTCCTTATTTTTACATACACAATGTTGACATAAATACTAGCAATCCTACTAACCCGTATGATGCTGTTGATAATCCACATGGTACTGATATTAGTTCTGCTAAGACTGATGCTGATACTAATGCTACAGAAGTAACTGGTGGATTGCCAAGAACAATTTCTATTGGTGGTAATGCTGTTACCACAGTGGAAAGAGAAGGACAGATTCGTTTCGGTAATCCTTCTACTGTTAGAATGGAGATACGGTACGGGAAGGACCATACTCTATTTGAGTTAAAAAAAGTATATGTGGACTACCTGAAAGCTCCACAAACTATACGATTGACACAAGAACAGATGGATATGACAGAAGACACATCCCAAATTATGGAATTTCCTGATTACGTGTGTCACGAGATTATTAATGAGCTGGTACATATAATCTTGGAGAACGAAGGTAATCCTAGATTACAAACACATATTCCGATATCAACGTCAGTTGCAAATCCAGCTCAGCAACAGACACAAACCAAATAATTATTTAAATTATGTTTAAGTGGACAAACACATTAATCGTAAATTCTAATTTAGATTCTAGTGGCAAACCAAAATGGTCAGCACAGGCTGAAGACACTGGTAGTGGAGTTGTAGGTAGCTTCGAATTTAAAAGAGTTAACAAATTCCTCAAACCAAACGTAGTAGCAATCTATAAGAAAGAAGCATCAGACCCAGTACTTGGTAAAGTTACTTTCACTATGAGCAATCAAGGTGTAGGTAATTATAGAGTTGCTCTTTACATCAGACTATCTGGAAGCCAGAACTCTTATTACTCAAATGACTTCGTATTCAAAGGTAAACCTTTGATGTATGAATTTGCAATTAAGAATGCAAGTGCTACAGCAGCAGATGTTGCTAAAGAAGCGGCTAGAGTAATTGAGAAGATTCAGACTATCTATGGAGACCACTGGATTAAAGCTAGTGCAAATGGTAACAACCTTGTTATTGAAGGAATGGATGAATATCAACTATTTACTAAAGCTGAAATTCAGAAATTCAATCCGGACTTGAACACTGCTTTAGTTGGTGGAGAGTTTGAAACAATTGCAACAGCACTTCCAGCTGACGACCCAGACTACGATGGACAAAACACTATTGTGAAATCTAAAGAAGGATTCGGTACTTACTGGATGATTCTTAAAGACCTAAGACTTCCGACTATGGAAGCTAGACGCTTTGCTGGTATTAACGAAGAAGAGCTTCCTGTTCCAGGAGCTAAGTATAATGAGTATATTATTAACTATTGCGTTAATAGAGGCATTATGGGCGGAGATGCTGTAGGAGAAGTTACAAGGTCACTTACGACTCATGTATTCTATGTTAAACAAGATTTGGCAGCTGATTTTGAAGCAGCTCTTGCTAAGATAGGTACTATCGGTCAAGAAGTTACTCCAGGTGAAACTGCACAACAAGCTCTAGAAGCTAGTAGTGCTAATGCAGCTGAAATTGCTAAATTGAAGACTGGCAAGGCTAACGCTGCTGATGTTTATACTAAAACAGAAGCAGATGCTAAATTTGAGCCAAAAGCGTAACAACTTAAAACAGTAATTGAAGGCGGGGGCGTCATACGCCTTCGCCTTTATTTATTATAATCATATGGGATATTACGAGAAATTATCGTCAGCCATATATAATGACATAATGAGTGGTCTTAGAGGTTATAGCTCCACTCCAACAATGTCATTAGAACAGTTAGAGGATGATTGCGTTGATGAAAGACTTCAAATTATTAAGGAATATTTTATTAAAGGATTAGTTCCTAAGAAGGACTTACTGATGACTATACCTTGTATAGAAGTTGACTGCAAGAATATTGAAAGGTGTAGATGTAATGCTAGTCCCTGTGACACATTAACTGCTCATTTTGAAATTCCTCAACTTCTTACAGAGTTCGGAGAAGACGGTATAGAATATATAGGAGCTACTGATATGAGTAATCCATTTATATATTATACTAATCCTATCGTAATGAAGTATCATAAATATAGAGTAAGAGGAAAGAATAAACCATACGTGTGGATTGATATAACTCCTAACGAGAACAATATGTACGATTGCTTTGTATTTAATGCTCCATTATTAAAGAAAGTAACAGTAGTGGCAATATTAAAAGACCCTAGACAATTAGATTGGTTCGGATGCTGTGCCCCTGTTGATATTAATAATATGACATTCATTGATGCTGAAATTAAGAAGAGACTAACTGAAAAGAAGATTCGTTATTATAGGCAGCTCGCAGCTCCTGTTTTACCTAATGACCAAGTACCTAAATAATGGAGAATTTTAATTCAGCTTATTATCAAATGAATCTGCTCTATGGAACAGAATTGTCTCCTGAAGAGTTCGAAGAAATTGGACTGATTGCCTGGCATAAGATAGGTAACAGGAGAACTAGATTATACAGGTATGTTACTGATATTCAATGCCCTGACAACACAGTGGATTTACCTTGCAACTGTGACATAATTGAAGCAGTCACTTATGGCTTTGAAGAGTGGAATTATGTTACGAATGACACAGTAAACGGAGATTACTCTTCACAGTTTACTGAAAACTATATAGAATCAAGAAAGCTTTATAGTGACCCTCTCTATATAAGTGGCAAGTATGCCAAATTTGAAAGAGTGGGTGATACTTTGTACTTTGAGAAGAATTATGGACAGGTAAACATTCTCTATAAGGGCATTCTGGTAGATGAGGACGGATTACCTGAAATCAATTATAAAGAGAAAGACGCCATTGCATGTTACTGTGCTTGCACTAAGAGATTTAAAGAAGGTTGGAAGAATCACAACCAGAATATGTTACAGGAAGCACAATTATTGGAACAGAGGTGGTTGAAACTATGTGATGCAGCCAGAGTTTCAATTCATTTAAGTCAAAATGACATGAATGAAATCTTAGATGCTAAAACTAGTTGGAATAGAAAGATATTTAATAAGTCATATAAGCCCTTAAAATGATATGAATTATGCTTTAGGATATGCCTTTAACATCCATGACATGTTTGCTGGTTTTGATACCAGCAGACTTGACTTGGACAGTAAGACATGTGAGGAATTAATAGGTAATAGACATAAAGAAGTAATTGCTAAGCAAGTGTTTAAATACGCAGTTAAGCTAGTAATTGATGATATTATACATAGAAACAATAGATTTGAGCTTCCAACTTTGGGAAGGAATGCCTGGTTATACATGAAGAGAGTTTCTGGTAATGAATTTACCGAAGCTAGACGATTTGGTAAGTGGAAAGATGTAGACTTTCTAGCTTCTGATTTCTGCGGATATAGAATGGTATTAACTTACAAGAATCAAGAGATACAAAGGGAGAAGATGGCTTATCTAGACCCTGTTAATAAGAACGTAATCACAGAGAATACTAACAATGGAATGCAATACTACTAAGAAGTTTACTGATTATACAGACGAAATAATGAAGGAATTTCCATATCTTAGTAAGCATGACATAGAAATTATTGTTAGATATGGCTGGAGACAAATATACTTCTTAAATCAAAGAGGAGGAGATACAATCCTTAATAGCCATAAATATAAATATTGGTTATATATAGGGGAGTTAACTAAGAATCCTATTAAGCATTTTAGATATTACAGGAGAAAGATGCAGAACAAGTTGAGAGTGATGTATACTAGAAAGAAGATTCAATGGGACGGGTACTACTATGTAGCCTTAACCAATGAAGAATATGAAGAATTACTAGAATCTTTTAATAAGAAAGGCAGGAAGAGGAAATATTACACCTTCAATAATAAGAAGGTATTTAAGATTCTAGACGAATGTAAACTATCATTCTCTGGCAGTCCTTGTATTATAAAATTCAAAGGACTTGTAGATTTAGGATTCTCCTATAAGAAAGAAGTACTTAAATGTGAGTATCCAGAGATAGCGTTCACAAGAGATAGAAATGCTAAGTTTGAAGACATCTTAGTAAGTAACGACAATTATGAATATTTATAACAATGAAACAAGAAGCAACAAATACCTTTGGAGAAGGAATAATAATGGACCTAAATCCATTAACCACTCCTAACAATGTACTTACAAGTGCTCTGAATGCTACTATGGTTACTTATAATGGTAATGAATTTGTGCTTCAGAATGATATGGGTAATGGTAGAGTCGAAACTGCTTATTTACCTTCAGGCTATGTTCCAGTTGGAATTAAAGAATATGGAGGAATAATATATGTTGCGTCATATAATCCTCTTACTAATAAGGGTCAGATTGGCTCATTCCCGTCTCCAGAGCGTAATATTAGTAGTAACGAAATTCAAGGGGCACAGAGTGTGCTTACTCCCAGTTCATTTGGAGCGCTGTCTAATGGAATTTTAGACACTTTTGTATCTAAAATAAACATATTCCCTGAAGGCACAATTATAAGGTCAGGAGACAAATTTACTATTATGCTAGATGCATCTAAGGGGAGTCAAATAGACACTAAAATACTTAGGACATACCTATCAAATTGCTTTAATACATCAAGTAACAAGCCCGATTCTCCTAAAAACAAATTGATGACTTTAACTCTTGCTGTAAGTGATTCTAATGGATATCTTAGGGATATTACAGAACAATTAAAGAGATTTGATGAGGATAATAAAACTATAGTATTCAGCGAAAGTGATGCCCCACTTTATAAAACTAATGCGGGATATTATATACAAACTGTGGCAGAGGATTACTCATCTAATGTGGATGAATATAGAAAGGCGTATCCAGCAAATGTATACAATAACAAGTTATCAGGCTCTTTAACTTTAATAGCTACCTTGAATACTATAGATTCAATAGATGTAGCGGTGACTGGATATGTAAGACCTGAAGAAACGGATATGAATATTGAATATGAAGTTCCTAATCAATCTGGCATAGTTATGCCCTCCGGTTCCAAGTATACACTAATATATGATTTAACATACAAGTATAATTGTCCAGATGGGTATTATGAGGACAATAAGCCATATAATTATGATGAGGTTATAGAGTATTATAATTCATACTACGGAGAGGCAAAAGATTTCGGTTCTCACCAAAATGTAATTCAGGGATGTGAGTTCTTTATGGTTGATTCTAGCAAGGCTACTCTTCAAGGCCACGTTAACTTTGGTAACTCAGACAAAGCTCCAGTTTACAGCCTAGAATCAAAGCAATATACCAGAGAACAAGCAGTTCAGGTTAACTTAAGTGACGTAACTGGGAATTTAATAAGCTATACTGTTACTCCATGTATGACATATAGTAGGCTTCAAGGATTAAGCATCAATGGGGCTATGGATTTATCCAAGATAGGCTCCGGTATAATTCAGCTAAATACCTGGAGGTATTACTACAATGATATGTCAATTATATTGACTTGGGGACTGGAAGCTTATTTAGTAGAAGGCACCTCTATAAATGAAATTAAGTTTAAATTTTATAGATTTCCAGACGGCAGACCAGATATACCTACATCCGAGTATGTTGTGCCAGCTAAAAGGAATTATAACGGAGTATTTACAGAGGTTCTAAGATTCGGGGATGTTTTAGAGCCTAATAACATCTATTTGGTTGAGATACAAAAGACTATAACAAAAGGGAATATTACAGAAGTGGACCCAGACTCCGAATTTAGATGGCTCGTAGCTTCTCCTTTGTACAATGAAGCTTACATAGATAATACACAGCTAGACTATAACAGATTTGATGATACTTTAATTAAAAAGTACAATTCATTACAATTAGATACTACCTACAGTAATACGTATACCAGGAAAGTAGGAGCATTAGTAAAAGATGGTGCAGATTTATTTCCGTTGTCCAATAGACCTCTAAGTGAGTTTGATGTAAAAGCAGTGACTCTGTATAACTATTCGTATACTATGATAGAAAGCCATAAGATAGCAACAGAGGCTAAATATCCATTCGAGTTGAATGTATCATCAATTGATACTAAATATTTAGTAGATTCTGATGAAGCCAGGACTACACATGAGGACTACTTTCTGGAAGGCAATGGAGCTAAGCCTGATGATTATATAGTAGATTCTGATTTTGAACGATTGCCATTAGTTGAAGCACGACCTGATTATAATAGTCATAAGTATTCTATAGAAGTTGAGGGAGATAAGATTGGAGTTAATGGAGCTGTTATTTCTGAATTAGTAGCTGCTAAAGACCCTACTCCTAAATCCATAACCTATTCTAATATCTATAAATCCTTTGTAAGTGACATGAGTCAAGTATTTGGGACCAACATGAATAAGAAGAGTACTGGAGCTTATTACAGTAGTTCAGAATTTGGAGTTCATGTATATAGTAAAAACGGACGTAGAAGAATATACCTAGACACAATTAATAGATACTCTCCTACTGGAGAACCTAGTTCTATTAATTCACAAATATACACTGACAAAAATAGTGGTACACGTCAAGACTTCAGAAACTATTGGGATAATTTTATGGGGGCAGTATGGTCCGCTTTTAAAAGGTATCCACCATGTGTAATATTTGGAACTATCAGTGAATTTAACAATAAGGGTTACAAATATCCAGGGAGTCAAGATGCTACACATGTTGGGGGATTAGTCAGTGATAAATCATTAGGCTCATTCCAAATGCTTCTATGGTACACTGGTACGACTTATGCTTGGGTTAAAGACTTTGCATATAGAAATCCAGGAGAGAGTGGCGGCGACAGTTTGTTTATTAATAATGAAATGGCGAATATAGTATATGAAACGTTTAGAGATGTTTACATCCAAACCAGTGATTCTACTGTGCAAAGTTACTGGATTTATAATCCAAATGATTATTTATATAATCCAGACGTTAAAATAACTCTAGCTTACGACGTTTCATGCAAAAGGAACATAAGTACTAAATCTTTGTTGCAGGTTAATGGTAACGATGTTAATACAACGTCTATAAGTGACTTCCTAGATTTGTTCAAAATAGAGGATAAGGAAAGCTATATAAATCTAATGACATTTTATGTAAAATCAGATTCTGGGTATAATAAAGTGGATGGGACCACTTATGAATCTATTATTCCTTACACATTATCCACGCCAATGACAGCCCTAAGTATGGAGAGTGTGTATGCTGAATTGGATAAGAATGCTAAATCTGATAGTGTTAGCTCTAATGTAGGGGTTCTAAGCAGAGACGACACTTTCTTTATTTTGGACGGAACTGGTAATCCATTTATAGGAGGACGTATCTACTACGGTGAAGCTGTAGACAGGATAATTCCAATAGAACAGTCAACTACAGGAGCAGCTAAAGTCAGAAACCTGAAATTAAAAGATGGAACTTTGTTAGTAAATTCTACGTCTGCCGCCACTAAGGACTTTGCAGTGTATAGGGATAGTTTCGAAGACAGTGATATATCCGTGCATTTTGCAGGCTTCCCTGTTGTAGAGATAAAGCTAGACAAAGGTAGTGGTAACAACTGGGGCACATTAAGCTAAATATTATGACTACTTTAGAGAACGGATTATTTAATAATTACTCCTTGAACTTCGATACTTTAGCTTTCTCATACTTCCTAGGGCAAATAAAACCTGAGGGCAACATAGTCTATGAATATAATCCTCTACATAATTATAGAATAACCAGAGATACTGATAGTAAGGGTAAAGTATCTGGTCAGGATGGATTCAATCCGAACGATGTTGTTGTGGAAGGTGGAAGTATATTAGATTTAGATACTGAATCACTTCAATTCAGCTTAAACCACCCTGTAGATATTATTGCACAAGAGTCATATGACGGTTCTGTAAATCTTATATTAAATGATAACAAGAATATACCAAGACTAATCAACACTAGATTCTCTGTGCTACAAAACAACACATACGAAATTGTAGATAGAATTGGTAACAATGATACCAATTTGTATGACGATTCTCAATTTGATTTAGATACATCACTTTATAAAAGAGTAAATAACATACCTTCTTTAACGTTTAACGAGGTTCTTCCATATGGTAATTTGAAAGTTGGTAATTATGTAGTCTATCTCAAATATGCAGACGCAGATGATAACGAAACAGACTTCGTTGCTGAGTCCGGAATAATATCATGTTTCCAAGGGTTGGATAGGGACCCTTTCTCTATAAACGGAGGACTTAGGGATATGATTGCCAACAAATCCATAAGTTTGTTAATATCTGATGTAGATGATAGTTATGACTATATAAAAGTCTATTATACTAGGTCTACATCGGATGTAGACGGTAATGAGATTACTACTGCATTTAGAATTTCTAAGAAGTATCCTGTCAAGAATCGCACCTGTAATTTAATAATAACGGGTAATGAAGCTGGACAAGATATACCATTGTCTGAAATTAATATGCAGTATTTAATAGCAGACAAAGCTAAGGCACAAGCGGCTTGCCAGAATATGCTATTTCTAGGTAATTATAATAAACCAGATATGCTATACTCCGACTTGTCTGATATAAGTCTTAGAATATTGCCTTATCTAGAAGTTTCTGATGCCCATTCTCTTATAGGTGAAGTGTCCCCTCAATATGGAGATGTTTCTGATTCCATTACTGCATTTGAATATTATAATACTAAGAATATTTACTACCATTTAGGCTATTGGGATGAAGAGATATACAGACTTGGAATAGTATATATAATGTTTGATGGCTCATTGTCTCCTGTGTTTAATATTCGAGGCATAAACGGATTACCAGACATAAATACTTTATTTGATAAGTACTCCTTATCAAACTATTCTATATTAGATGATTCTGGGGAACGTCAATACTTAGAAGTAGATGAATCTACTTACGAACTTGAGGATTCTAGATATATAGAGAATAGTAAGGGAGTGATTAGAATAAATTCTAATCTTAGTACTGGGTCCCATAAAGTTTACGGCTTAGGAATGTTTATACCAATAGATGTAGTCAACTATTTAAAAGGTAAGGTACGAGGATTCTTTATAGTTAGACAAAAGAGAATACCTACTATATTAGCTCAAGCATATGTATTACCCTTGATAGCCAAAGCAGAAGTTCCTGGAATCAATGTGTTAAACGTAAACAGTAATCCTCAATATTCAGTGGTGGCAGAAAGATTCTTAGATAATAACAAGGGCATAAACAGTAGCTATTTAAGTAGGTTGTATACGTTAGAAGGTTACAATGAGAATACAACGTGGTCTAGAGCTGGAATATGTCCTGAATATAGTTTAAAACAATCCTATTTTAACACCTTGTTCACGGGAACATCATTTCCTATTAAAGAAAGTAGAGTAATCCCAGCTAGTGCCGGATTAACCAGGAGTACCTACGAATCTAGAAGTTATTATGTTGATGCTTATACTTATAATACTTCTGTAAAGGAGATGGATGCTAAAATAGTCGGAATACCTGATAATACTCCCATAATAGCTATAGAAGACTATTCTTTCAGAGCTAGAGCTGGAGAAGCAGAGGAGGGATATAAATTTAGATACTTAGGCATAGAGAACAAAAATAATGAGGCAACCAATCTAGTCAGGGGTTCATATTCATCATATATTGGAATAGTGGGGACTCCTAGTGTAGGACGAATAATCAATATATACATTCCTGGTTATTCCATAGGTAACATGTCTGACTACTTTAGGATAAGATATGAGGACGTCTCCCCTTATTACGCCATATCAGACAGAGTTGGTTTTGATACAGTAAGCGAGACTTATGACGTAGTAGAGCAAAGTGACATACATGCTTATTCTACAGCATGCTACAGGGGAGATTGCTATATATGCAATTACACTCACAGACTAAATAGAAATTTCCAAGACCCGTCTGCTCCTATAAATGACGAAATTGTGGATGAAAATACTTGGAAGGACAATTATGATGTAGAGAATACGGAGAAGTTAGCAGATATAAACAGAGGAGATATAAATGCGGTTCAATTAGGCAGTTGGATTACATTTA